CTTTCTTCAAGAACTCCAATACAATCTCGCCACCTACTGGCACTTTGTCATTTATTCTGAACACAGCAGGGTTAGAGTACATGTCTCCGTTTGCTGAGAGTGGATAGTTAGCGGTTACTACCTTAGTTCCTATGTTGGTTGTAGTAGTACCTATCGCCTTAATCTCAATTGAGTTGTTAGCATTAGACGCTGCTGCAATTATATAGAACTGGTAGAACTTAGTATTATCCAACCCACTCAACTTCAACTTAGATGGGTCTGTTGCATGACTCACTGTAAAGCCCGACGTAACAGACGATCCTCCTCTGATATATGAGTCCGCAGGTGCACTCGCTGCTGCTGCTTGGTAGAACCCTTTCACATAGTTGCTTAGGTTGATACCTGAGGCTGCACCCGTCTTGTCTATTAGGTTCTTGTTAAGCGTGGTAGAGTTGTATGAACCTGTTCCATCTGCATAGTACTCATTCACATTTGTCTCGCCAGAACCTGCCGCAAATTGGCTACGGATGTTGACCTCTATGGTTCTAAGTACTTCGTATCCTCCTACTGGCGGTGCGTCTGTAAATTCTGCTGAACCTGCCACTGAGGATTCGTTTCTATATGAACCTGCCTTAATCTTAAACTCGTAGTAATTTGCAGGTCTGGCTAATGCTCCTACATTTATCACAGTAGTGTATTGAATCCAAGAACCACCATTCACTCGATACAAAATCTCAGTTGCTCCTAAAGTATGACTTGCCACTACTGTTCGGGCTAAGTTGTCACTAGTTACAGTTGGAGCAACTGGGTTATCGTTTTCATCAGGACGTAATCCAGAAAAAGGCCCGCAATCTGTCGGATAAGTACGAGCTGTACTATACACATCCAAAGTAACGCCTTCCAAAACTGCACTGATTAACCCTTTACCTGCTGAACCTGGTCTAAGTGAACCATAGGGATTCATGTTAATAGCTGTACTATTATTAGCTAAATAGACAGAGTTCAAACCATAACCACTAGACAAATAAGCAGCTAAGTTAGCAGAGGTTACTGTGTAAGTAGGAGTGCCATCCATGTACTGGAATAGTAGGTATTGACCAGAAATGTTGGCTTTTACCACGTTGTTGTCTTCTACGTCTGGATAATCTGTACCTTGATAATGCTTCACGTAAATACCATCAGCAAAGATGTTACCACGTATTTTTAAGAACTTGTGGTTCTCATAGAAGTTAGTTTTACCGAAGTAGTTATGGAATAAGCTAATGTTGCCACAGTTACCAAAGTATGTAGGAGTCACCGCAGTCAGATAACAGTTAATTAGGGTTAAACCAGTTGTATAGGTAGAGTAAAATTTATCCCCTATCAGACTTTTAACCATAACATTCGTACTTGTCTCGATAATACCCAAGTCAGCATAAACTCTGTCCCCGCTAAACGCACGAACATTTTCTACATATAGATTGTTAGTCTGTTTCAATACCAATGGGGCACTGAACCCGATAGGTAAGCTAGTCGTAGTATCCAATGCTCCTGGTATAACCCCGCCGTTACGAATGTCATCGAAATACACGTTTTTAACACTCACGTCACCTTCACCTGCTACCTCACAGTTGATACGCACCGAACCATAAGTGATGTCTCTCAGTACAATATTGTCTATTTCTACATGGTGAACATCTGTGGTTGCACGTACAGCTACATAGCCATAACTGAAATCGCAGTCTAAGACTTTCCAGTGATGTCTACCATCACCACGTACCATAGCTCCACCGCTGTTGTTAATGTCAGCATTCTTGAAGCTGATGTTTCTAAGCGATGTGTAATTCCGCTCTAGTCTCCATACAGTTTGGGCTAAAGTCTGAACGTTGAATATAGGTCTTACCCCTGCCGCACCTTGGAAGTTAACCATGTAAGTCCCATTGTTGTACGTGGGTGCATAAATACTGGTAAGCAAATACTCATCTGATGTGTTAAACTGCACAACCAAATCACTACTAAATACGTGAGAGGCTAACCATGTAGTTAACTCTGACAGCACATTAGTACCGAAGATAACAGCACCTGAACCTACCCTCTGTACCATAATCTTGCTATCTGAATTAACAGTACCTAATATTTCAGTAGGGTTTGTGATAACTGCTGATGGGTTTCTACCTGTAGCTGCTCTTACACGTATAGCCAAAGCCCCTATCGGTATGTTCACATCCCCAAACGCAAATGGATTGGAAGGTACAATTGCCCAGCTTGGTACTGCTGCATCGTAAGTTGTGCTGTATTCGTGTTCAGATAGTGGGTAGGCTGGATTCGCTGTGAACCCTACTGTATTCAACATATCGTCAATGACCATTGCTGTTGGTGCATCAGGGGTAGTGATAACAAAACTACCTGTTATATTTAGACCAACCACATTAACCAATTGCAGACTAGCCGCCTCACAGTAAAATTTGATGAACAAATCACCTGCGGGTTGCACGGCACTCGTAACTGTAGTCCAAGTACTGCCTCCGTCGATACTATACTCCCAATATAAATTAGTTCCGTCAGTTCTGAACCGCATCAAGCCTACACCAAAACTAGCAACAGATGAGCCAGATGTACCTGTCTTTCTGTAATACAGTTTGCCTAAATACTTACGCATAGTGAAATCTATGGTAGTGTATCCTTCTGCGTTTTGGGTAGAGTCGAGTCCCAAAAGCATAGAATCTAAAGCCGTAACATTGAACTGTAGTATTGCTGTTTCACCTATGGCAATTTTAGCCTGTGCTATACCCGAACCCTGTCCTACACCTATCAATGTATTATTATTGACAGAGATATTGTACAACTCCGACCATTGTACTATAGGCAGGTATTCTTCCGCTACTGCGTTTACTATCGTGTATGCAGTGAATGTGTTGACATTAGAGTCATAGATAGACTTTAAACTGCCCTGTCCCTGGTCGTAACCAATAGTCACAGTAGAGCTTTGGAATATCTGTACATCAAATGCCAGGATAACATTACGATTATCCTCTGGGTCTAGACTAATTGTGGTGACTGGGTGTAACCTCAAACTAGTATCATTCAGCCTCTCTACAACAGTGAATGCGTTCAGAGCTGTCTGCTCGTCCTTCAACAACTCATTGAAGGAGATGATTATCTTGTTACCCAAGTCATTAGTAGTAGCTGCTTGTACAGTAGGAGGGTCTAGCACTGGTTCTCTAGTCGTAGTCAATACGAAGAAAGTGAATGGTGAGCTGCTGCCAGAACCATACGCTTTCATTTTATAGTAGTAACTAGTGTTAGCAATTAGACCCGTATCTGTGTAAGTTCTAGCAGTTTTGGGTACACGCCCAACCTCAAGATACACTCCGTCGATAGTATTAGAACGATAGATAATGAACTCATCTATCTTTGCTTCCTCGGTCGGAGAGTATTCCCAACTCACCTGTACTGTACTGCTTGTTGCAGAGCTCTCAGTCACATTTAGAGGCTCAGTCAACAACAATAAAGTAGATTTGTCGTAGGAAGCAGACACATCAGACTGAGAATCTCCATCCACAAACTGCACTCTAAAGTAGTACAGCGTGTTAGGAAGCAAATCGTGAATTGTTGTCTCCGCTGTATCCCTATACTCTTCTTCTATAATGACAAAGCCCGAACTTGGGGATAAGCTTCTGTAAATTCTAGCACTGTTCAGCCCTATGTTCTCATCTGTCCAAGCTATCTTGATGCTAGTAGCTGTAAGGGCTTCTAGCTGAATATTTTTTGGGGTAACTAGCTTCCTAGTACCAGTCAATTGGCTATATAATATAACTGGAGTTTCTCCTATAGTTTGGGTAATGTACTTAGTACTGCCATCCACAGTAGGGTACTTTTGAGTTAATGACCCATACTCAACCAATCTCAAATCCTGTCTCTCAAAATCCATAGCTGGAAGTGTAGTGACATCATTGTTTACTCTAAGATTTAGTGAGTAAGTTGAGAAATCATCCACACCAATCCAAACAACTATAGCTTTACCACCATTAACTTTGTGCTCAATCTCTACTGCCCACAGTTTAGGGTGCATAGTCATGAAGATGTCAGTCTCAAGTACGTGAAGCTCACCGTTCTCTACTAAGATTCGATTTACTTTATAGTCAGTCATTGCATTACGAAACGCAGTAACATACCACCAGGCTTGTAGAGGTTTTCGAACCCTATCACCAGCCCAGGCAACACCATCTACTAGCCCTGATGTATAGAACATTTCTCTGGTAATAGCTCCAGACTGACCTGGTTGATTTTCGGGAAGATTGTCTACATTGATACTATCCCCTGCATACCAATATTGATTCAACGCATCTATACCTAACGCCAAATAAATCAAGTATGTTCGAAGCAGCCAGACAGCCTTATGCACGCCTCTATCATACCTATTAAAGTCTTGAGGTGAAGACATACCACCATGTTGTTCACCGTAGCCACACTCAGTGCACCACACTTCTATGTTTTGTGCTGATAGATTTCTCAATCTAAGCATTTCTCTAGTGTGTGGGATGAGCTCGGCAGCCTCTGGTTCTACACCCCATGCAGGAGTAGTACTGTAAGTTGCTGTATCAGGTAATCCACGGTATGTATTATAGTGGTGGAAGTTGATAACATCTACAGGATAGTCGCCTGGACCCCTGTATATATCCCACCAAAGCATCATCTCTTTAACAAAATCTGTCTTGATACTGACTAGACCATTCATTACCAGTTTTGAATTAGGGTCAGCAGACTTTATACCGTAACCTAATCCAAGTTGCCCTTTATGCCCATCATACAGGGCAGACATCATAGCAGCCATTTCTTCTGGATTCCAGTAGGCATCTACACCTAACCAATATTTCTCAGTCTCGTTACCCATCTCATAGTAACGTACCACTCCAAGAGCTTTCACATTATCCACAAACTGATTACAAATGTCTGGAGCATTATCATTGAATCCCCATCTGTATGCCATAGAGGCAGCTATACGGGCATAATGCTTGTAAGATTGAGGGTTGGTTGTAACAGCTAAACTGTAGATATTTAAACCTGGGTCTACTGGTTTACAGTCCTGTGGTCTCTCTGCTTCTGTAGTTGTACGTAAGTATCTGAACCCACGCACAAGAGTCATGATAATAGCCTTTTGACCAGTATCAAGTAACTCTTGCAGTTTGAGGTCAGTATTCCACATGTGAGAAGTAGCACCTGCCATCTGAATATCATCAGGTGTAGCGTTTACGCCCCCAGCTAATTCTCTAAACACTCCTGACATTAGCCAATCTGTTTCATTGTACACACGCATCAATCCAGACACTTTACCAATCCAATCAAATTGAGTCTCAGCAAGAAATCCATTTGTACCAACAGCCTCGTTAAAGTCTCTTGTGTTTGGGAGAGCCTTGTATTTTTCTCCTTTTATAGAGTTGATTGTTTTCTTAGTACCGTATGCAAGGAAACCCCAAATCTCAGCAAAACCTCTACCAAATGCCAGGACTATATATCTAATATTGGTTTTGGCAGGGCTATTGATAGTCAATTTACGCCAAGAAGTACTGAATTGACTGACTGAACTGTGTGCATGCACCATATTCACACCGTCACCACTGGTGTACACATCAAAAGTTATGTTGGTCTTGATGAGTACGTAGAAGTAGTCTAGGTCGTAAGTCCCATCTAATTCTATATAGACTTTGTGGTAAGGATTGTTGTACCAAGTAACTGGGGCAATACCATAAGTAGAGTATGCAGATAGACGGTCAGCAGGTTCGCCAACTGGTACACCCTCTACATCTACCACATTATCTTGATGTGCTAGTCTCTTGAATGTTGGAAAATCTGTGAACAATTCACCTGACCTGAAACCTATTTTAATGAGTGGTTCATATATCTTGTGCTCATAGAATGGGATTCTCTTTGGTACTGATGGAGTACCTGTTATGGCTGTGGTAGTGAACTGAACCACATTACTAACTAATGAACGTCTTATACTGCCTCCCGAACTCTTTTCAGAATATATAGCAGCGTAGTAGTGTGTACCTGGATACAATTGTGGCACTATATATGTCTCTGCATTCCCTGGCAACTTAGCAGTCTTAGTCAGCTTGATAGCTGAATAGTTTGTGCTAAGGATGTTAGAGGAACTGAGAATTAAGTAGTACAAGTCTGTAGCTACAGTATCTATTCCTTCGAATCCTTGTGGGGCTGTCCAGTTAAGTTTAGCGGACACAGTATCCACTATCTCTACTACAAGGTCATCTACCGCTGATGGGTCTGGAGTAGGTACATCAGTAGTAATTGGTTTTGAAGTCCAATATGTGTATTGGTCATCTGTAGTCCATCTTAACTCTGTAATACCGTTAGGCATATAAGACAAGTCCACTGAGCCCAGGTTATTTGCTCCCAGTGTTAAAAGATGCCCTCCAATCCCATCCTGATGAACTATCAAAATACCTTCTGAACCGAAACCAACAGGTAGTTTTGTAAGGGTTATGTCTTTAGTTAATATTAGCTTATCCATATTGTTATAAGTTCAATTCGTTGCCTACAGGAGTTACATAGTTAAAAGTTATACTACTAGGAGCTTGTTTTACTATCAGGTCTTCATCCTCCACACCGTCTTTCCACCACCACTCCTCATTTGATCCTCCTAAAATATACCCGCTACTCTGTAACACACCTCCAGTATTAATAATGATTGTAAAGTGCCCTACCCTATCAGCAGCGTTTGGGAAATATTCTATTACCTCTTCTACATTTAAGAAGGGTCTAAATCTAAAAGTATCTCCCTTATCATAGTAATAAGACCTTGCTGAATCAGGTTTACCACTGGTAGCATAAGGGGTGTTACTCGCTGTGCCGTCAGAAGGGTTATAGCTCATGTCGAAAATGTTATATCGTAAATAGTTGATTGAAATATGAATGGGTCTCTACTAATTACTATCCTATTACTTCCTACTATAACAGGGGCTTCAAAAACTGCATCTGGAATATTGTTGCCTCTATTCAAGTCAGTATTGTACCACTTTGTCTTTATAGGTTCGTCCGTCGGCTGTGAGAAAGCAATATATTTATTTGCACCTGCCGCAGAAGTATAGTTTAAGTTGAATGAAGTTGAGCCCTTAATAACCAAAGCAGTAAACTGGAAAGTAAGCGATAATGCTTCTGGTTTAGTATCATAAAACCCAAACTGTATAGGAACTCTGATAATTGGGTCAGCTTTCCCTATCACCCCTATGAGTTCATCATAAAGCTTCTGAGTAGTCTCATCCAATAGCTCTTCTACATTGACTCTATGCTCTAAGACCTGCAACAGATTAAACAGGTTTTGGGATTCATCTGGTCCTTTTATATAGATAGAAAATCCAAATTTCTCCATATCTATTCTATGGGAAATTAACCGAGATAGAAAACGTCTACCTCGGTTTATATCGTTAAGTATATCCTCTAACATCAGTCTATTTTGTATAACTCGTTATATGCTGCACGTACTGCACCTTGATACCTTACAGTGTCGCCATTAATTCGGTCAATCTCTGCAACGTATAAATACTTAACTGCCTCATTGACCGCCACATTAGTAGGAGTTTGAGTACAACCACAAGAGCTAAGTTCCTGGACTAGTTCCGAAAGTCGAGCATTTAGCAGAGTAACCACATTAGTATAGTTTGTGGTACTGTCGAAAATTATTTTTTCTAATTTCATATCCAAATTTATGATTAATTATTCTGAAAAATACTCGCTGTTGTCTATGAACTTTTCAGCGTCATAAAATGCAGATTCCACAGGAATGTATTTTAGAACTTGATTTGCTCCCTTAATATCTCCACGCTTGGTATAAATATTTGAATCATCACCACCTGTTGCCATGTGAGCTGTAGCCATACCTAATGATGCAAGTCCTTGTAACAATTCCAAAACCCCTTTCACTACAGACGGCTCTTGTACAAAACCCTTCGTAATAGATATTGGATTCCACTGCTCAGTAAGTCTTGAGTTCATATCTGAGGCAAACTTACGTACAGAATCTTCATCATCGCTATCTCCAAACATTGCTGCAACTAAGGCGGAAGTCATAGACCAGGTACTAAAGGTTATCCCAAAATCAATCACATTCTTCTTCTGCATATCGGATAAGTCTGCCCAATTGTAGCCGTTCTTCTGATTCTTCATGACCAAGTTAGAGATGAATCCTCCCATAGTTCGCCATTTACCCTCAGTCAAACGTGCCTGCCACTCATAGACATCTTCTTCTTCTGTTTTTTGGAGCGTTCCTATAGAGTAATCGTACTGCTTAGACTTAGCTGCTAAAAGAATGGTAGTAGGTAACCATCTTCTGAATAGCATGAACATCTCGCCTAGAGCTGTAGCCTCAATCATAGAACGTTCCTCCTGTCTATACCCACCCTTCACTCTACGTACCACTGCATGTAGTTTTTGGATTTCCATGAAGTTCAGCTCTCTGAGTTCTTGTGTAACTCCATCTCCCATGCGTAATTTACCTCTAGTAAAATCAGCTGGTAACTCGAACTTACCTTCACCAGATACAGGGTCTACTACAACACTATCTCTATAAACCTCCCACATAGACTTACCTGCGTATGGCCCAGACTGTATCTTCATAGAGTTCATCGCATCTATAGCAATTACCGCTGTAGTCATAGCTTCTGGATAAGAGTATAGAATAGACAAGTTATTTACATCCCATACAGTTCCGCCATCTGATACCATACCTCTAGTCTTGTATCCAAGCTCTGACATCTCAGGAAACATTCTAAAGGTCTTCACAAACACATGTACTGGATGTGCCTTACCTTCCCCTTTCATAGATGCTGCCTGATACGACATCCAATCACCATAAGCTTTGCTGTGGTTCTTGAGTGATAAATCTTGCTTTGACACATCTATGCCACCCCATGAAGTAGACCCCAAACTGTTAACAAGTGATTCCTTACTTACTGCCCACATAGCCTGCATAGCATTCTTAGTAGCTGATGGTACTTTCAACCACAGTGCTGATGCTGCGAAAGATGAACTAAGGATTCTTGACGCTTTCATAGGTGAAAAATACACATTTTTACCATTAGAATTTGTAAAGAGCTTGAACTTCTTACGAGATATATCATCAGTATCCTTCAACTTACCTACCAAATTCCTAGTCATGTGATACTCCAAAAACTTAGCAGAGTTCTCATTGATAGGGTTGTTATGCACATCCGTCTGCAATTGTAAGAACCCTTTCACCGAATTACCCAAAGCATACACAGAGTCATAATACTTCTTGTTAATCATGTGCTGCATATAGGTCTTAAATGCAAGTTCTAAGTTTGAGGTATGGATGTCAGGGTTATGTGGCTTATTACTAGACCCAATGTACTTTATCGGTATGCCATACTGTTTATCCAAATCTCCAGTCTCATTTTCCTCATAGAACATACTCAGGCGTTTGGCTACTTGATGTTTGAGATATTTCTTAATAGCATCTACACCTCCACTGATAGCCTGGAACTTGAGTTCAGATGACGTAATACCTACCTTTGGAATAAAAGAGTTTGACATCTGGAAGTTACCACCTGCATTCTGGTTATAAATAGACAACTTAGTTCTAGGCACTCCATTGATTTCATCTATAACTGCACCTGGACCACTTACCAAAACCTCATTGAAGATGTTTTTCATGTGAGTACGCATGAAGATTACTAGGTCTTTTTGTGCCTGTGTCAAATTCTTCCACTGGTCATCTGCCTCGGTAATTAGTCCACGGGTAGCAATGTTATGTCCATCTTCTGCAACCTTGATATTAGTCACAATCAAGTCACTAAAGAGTTTCTTTTTATCTACAGGGCTAAAAGCCTTCTCCAATGCTGAACGCTTGCCCAATTTCTCTTCTAAAGCAGCAGTCATTTTAGAGTTGAACTCATACTCGACAACATCATATTCGGCGTACACCTTAGCTCTGGCTTCATCCACAGCTTGAGAGTATGCCTGTATGTATGGGTTATGTGTATCATGGATAGTACCTAACCACATAGTAAACTTACTAATGTCATAATCTTTGCTTGATTGTTTAGGGAGTCCCAAAACAGATTTAGCTTGAAGAATCTTGAACATCAGCTTATCTCTTTTCTGTAGTTCTGATGGATACCACTGTCCTTTATAGTTTGTGCCTTCCATGCCCCTGATAGAAACACTTGTCTCTAACTGTTCTAGCTCTATCTCATAACGTCTCAACATCTCCACGTCTCTAACATTGCCTTTCTTATCTATCAAATCCTGAGTGAAAGAGGTATTTGTTGTACCTCCATAATCAGCAGGATTAAATAGACGTGGCGAATTGGCAATCATCTTAGTGTATGCTTGAGGCTCTTCATTCTTATAGTACTGCTCTATCATAGACAGATAATCCCTCACTTCTACCTGTAAAGCATTCCTAGGATTCTTAGCTTGATACTTATCTGGTATGTGCATCACCACTGGAGCTTCAAACAAAGCTTTAGGATTAGATGCTTTTACTATGACAGAGTATATCATGGTTTGGAGCTTTGCTTGACTCACTGGGTTATCGTAGATGTCAAACTCCTGGCTTCCATAATACATCATTCTAGTCAACTTAGACTTCTGCATTCTACTACCAGTCTTGTAATCTAAGATTTTGAGCTTACCAGATGGCTTTACAATCAAGGAATCTATTTTACCCGCTACTTTCATATCAGCATTGTACACAGAAACCTCAGAATAAACAGTGTCTTTCAAACCTACAGGTACATTTGCACCGATGTTGATTCCTGCATTCTTCATTATGGCTGTAAAATTCTCCTTCTCAATAACCCAGTTATAACCTCCTTTGGCAGTAGTAGAAAGCATCTCTAATTCCTCTACCCTTCTAGCCATTCTATTCTGTTCAGAGGTATCGCCGTTCATGATAGCAATCTGGTACTGTAATAAAGCGTGAATCAAATCCCCTTTGACTTGCCATTGTCTATAAATAGAGTTTTTGAATTTGATAAACTCCTCCTTAGTGTACTGTATTCCCTCCTCTTCATACAACTCGCCCGCAGGTATATTCTTGAACGCATACTCTGCTTCTGCATTTACTATGGCTTCTGTAGTAGACATGAATGGTTTACCATTTGAATCGACCAACTCAAAACGCTTTAAAGAGAAATTACCAAGTAATGATGACACACGCTTGACAGCAGTGACTATATCACCACCGATAGACTCTCTAATTCCATAACTATCTGACTGTACACCATTCTCATCTACTTCTGGGTCTTCTATGAGCTTGGCAGCATCTAAGATGTCTTCTATTACACTACCCTCACCAGGCACAGTGGAGTCTGGTTTAGAGCGTACAGTACCTACTTCCATAGCATACTTAGACAAATCTAGCTTAATAGTTTTACCATTGGCTAAAATGTACCCCAAATCATTAATAGAGAGTAAGGATGCTCGTTCGTCAGATAATGAATCCACGTTAAACACGCCTAGCTTCTCTATGATTGCTTTGATAGCTCTACCTACAGATCTCAAGAGTCTACGCATCAAGCTATTAGAAGTATCCCCTAACTGCTTATATGCTGCCTTGCCTAGAGCTGTAACTAATGCCTCCACAAGCTGTTCATCCTTAGACAGTTCTGGGTATGCCTTCTTAACCTGCTGAGTTATTGTCTTGTAGTCATCGCTTTGCACAAACTCTAACATAAGTTTTTGATACCACTCAGGATTCTTATCCATTATAGCTTTCACTAAAGGGTGAGCAATCTCATGTAAGAATGTCTCACCATTAGCTTTGTCAGCGTTGATATACATAGTCCCATTGTGAATCATACCCTTAGTAGCACTCTCTTTCATTGGCATGTTGTGAGCACGCACTATTTCTATAGGTATTCCAAATCTCTCTGTCATAGCTATAGCCATAGGCTGGAATTTATCCATAAGAGCCTTTTCTTGAGTACTTACTACATTAGAATCGCTGAACTTGATACCAAGCTTCACCGAATCAGGATTCATCATATCCTTCGCCACAGCTTGAACTATACCAAATTTACCTTGGTCTCTGCTTTCATTGTTGTAGCTATGGACAATGACTTTCATCCCTGGTTGTATGTATTCATTGTTTGTGGTAATGTCTGTACTGTTAATATCCTCAACTGGTACTGGGACAATAAAGGGCCCAAAGTAAGTATCCAAGTTGTAAGACCCGTCTAGAGCCTCCCTCGACACATCATAACCACCCAAGTAGTTACGCATACCTATTTTTTGGTAGTACACGAAATCTTCAAATGGGTTATTTAATCGGATAAGGGCTACGTTGTCTGACGTTCTTATGTATTTTGGGAAATCATTTTCTCCAAACTTCTTAGTTAATCCACTATCATCATAAGGATTTTCATACTTACGGTTATAGAAGTACATACCATCTTCTGTAATACCACGGTAATCGGCTACCTCTTTCTGACCTGCTGAGGTATTCACTAAGATAGTTTTTCCTTCTGTAGCAATAGCTTTCATCTTTTTGGTAGAGATAAATGGCAATTTTTCAACATTATTGATAGCCAATCTCAGCTCAAAATTAGAACGCATATTGTGTAGTACACCACTATCCAGAACCTTATTACCTTCTACATTTTGTGCGAATGTTGCCTTACGTACTCTGGTATCAATCTTTCTAATGTAATCATCTATCGGCTTCAAGTATTGAGTAGGTATATACATAGAGTAATTACGTACCCCAAACTTGAGACCATAATTAAGGACTGCATACTTTACCAAGTCTCTCTTTAATTGCGGGTCTGTTATAGCCTCAAAAGCTTCCTGCATTTCTAAGTTATCAGTGTAGTCTGCATTAGATGACATACTGAACTCCAACCTTTTCAACCCGTAGCTTGTTGAGACACTTAGTTTCTTCAAGAACTTGTTATCCGAGTCCTTCTTAGCCGCTTCAATAGATTCCACAAACCTTTGAGACCAAGCAAACTTATTGGTCAAGACTTTCGGTTTCTTGTTGTACAAGTAGTGGAAAGGAGGTTCATTTCTAGTCTCTTCTCCATAAAAGGAGCTGACTAGGTAACTAACAACCTCATTCTTTATGAGCTTCTTGTTGTTCTTGTAGCTCATCTTGATTCTACTGCTTTGGATTATCTCATCGACAAACAAATCTATTTGTGGAGAGTGTTTCATGAAACTCATCTGAGCAACTTCTTTAGCTCTTTGGAACACTTTGTACGCTGCCGCAATATTCGGTTGTCTCTTGAACAGGTTAGTTACTTGGAAGCCAAAGTTAGGGTTTGGGGTAAAATTGTTATCTGCATCTACTGTACCTATCTTATTCCAGTACTCCTGTTTTTTCTCAATGTCCTCGTAAAGCACTGGCATATCTTGCATGATTCCTACAGCAGAAGAGAACGTAGAAATATCTGTACCCAAGTCACTGAGTTTAGCATACTCCTTCAATAAGCCTGCCTGTAGTAGCAACTCTGACAATGACAATTCCTCTAAAGTCCTATTCATCATAGAACGCATTTGATTTTCCGACGGTACTTTAGTCTCTTTTATATCAGAAAATATCTTGTACTGTTCACCATCTGGCATTTTAGAATTAATGTGCCCCAAAACAGAAGAATATACTCCATCTAAATCTTTGCCTACTTCTGTATGCTTCAATGAAATTGGCTGTAGCATAGTAATCACAGCATCTTTGAACTCCATACCAATTGCTAAAGCAGCCGCATAAATATTACCTGTTGAGTTAGTAGCATTGATTTTGTATAAAAGTTGGTCTTTCACGTTATCCACAGAAGTGTTGATAAGAGCATCAAGCACTTGCCAGATAGTTTTTCCTTCTTTTGGTTTTTCTACAAATTGACTATACTCTTTATCCACTATTTTTACAGTTCTATCCTCACTGGTACTTATTAAGAGTTTTGGGTAAGTATAATTCGAGACAGTCTGCTTTTTTCTAATATCTTGATACTTTTGAAAACGATTAGCGATTTCTGCTTTATTTGTAATACTGGTTAATTTGTTAGCATTTAAGTCTTCAAGACTATCTCCTGACGTATAAATCTCATTAAACTCTTTCTCTGGACCTCCTAACATAAAATGAGTTCTTTCATAAAAGAGTCTAAACTCCTCTTTTGAACCGATGTCCATTAGAGCAGGATTAGTTTCCCATATAGGTACATAACTTTGTAAATGCTCACTATTTTTATTATGATTTAAAATATTGTCTATCCTTCCAAACCTATTACCAGATTTCAACATATACGCCAACGATTTAACCGCATTGGCAAACGTACCTACTAACTTCAAACCCTGAAAGTTAGAGTTGAACATTACCAAGTTATCCAGCGGATTCGACAAATCAATTCGTCGTTTACTATCAAGCCCCAGCAAGTCAATAGCATCAGAAATAACTTGAGTACTGATTGGCTCTGCAATTCTTTGTATGTTGACAGGGTTTGAGATAACGTCAATGAAGTTTTCAACTATGATATTTCTTTGGAACATCTCATAGAATCTATCTACTTCATTGATTTTTGTGGCATCTGTACCTGCATCAGAATACATTTGAGCAATTTTTACCTCAGTTCCAGTTTTATCAAACACATATTTTCCAACTTCATTTAAAAAATATCCTGGAGGAGTACCGTCAACTATGCCAAACAATTCTAAACCTTTGCCAAATGATTCTCTATGTACCACATAAAGAGCATCCACGTCAAAGTCAGAACCGTGTTGTTTAACCAACTCTGGAGGTGCTACAATAACATTAGAACCTCTACTATCATAATACCCTGCTACTTTCAAAGTGATTGCTGAGTGTAGCTCCGTAGAGGGTACACGGTATGACATCATATCGGGCATAAGGAATGCACCAATTTTAGCCTTATCCGCAAAACTCTTGTCTATAAGAACCTCAGCATATAGTCTGCCATTCTCATCAGTTCTGTATTCTAGTAGTCTAGATTCAGTCTTTTGACCTGTTCTGGCTTTCTCTCCATAAGCACTCCAGTTTAAATCGTGTGCTGCTTTATCTCCATCAGATAGTCTGTTGTATCTATTTGAGCCTGGCTTAATCATCTCAAATCCATAAGCAGATTGTAGAGTAAACTTAGCTCCCTTGAACTTAATCTTCACTGTAGACTTAGCAAACATATTCATGAGTTGAATCAGTGCCTTGTCTACAATATTCGGCATGTTGTAGCTGAGGTGCTCTAACATTTCAGCAATACGTTCATTACCTGCACCTGTCAAAGTCTTCTTCAATTCCTCTACAGTAACCCTGCCTTTAGAGTCTAGTTTCTTGTCTATCTTTTTAGAGCCATGTTCTACTAAGTTTGAGATAGCCGTGTAGATTTCAGTAGCCGCAGCATCGTTAACCACACCTGCCTCTGGGTTTACTTTCCCCAAAACATTAACAAAGTATGCTAATTGGGTAAAAATAGACACCGCAGAATCCGTGGCATGGTTTGGGTTTAACTGTAGTCTGTAATTCTCATTCGACAACTCAATAACAGACTCTTCATTGATTTTGAATGCCTTAGCTTCCTCAAATATGGTAGGAGTTTCAGCCGCACTCAAAGGAACTCCAACCTTATTACCAGTGATGTATATCTTCTCAGACACACCAGCTTCAATCATAGCCTCCTTCTCCTTCTTTAGTTTGGGATACTTATTAACTAAGTCATCTGTCAGTACAGCAGATGAATACTTAATCATTACAGGTACACCATCTTTAGTAATCTCATAGTGTGCTGCTTTGAAAATTGCACCTGCTCCATAAGACTGTCCTAAACCTGCTACCAATTCATCAGCTCTTGAAGGTAACATGAAACCCTGAGCATCCGCAATCTCTACTGGTTTACCATCCTTCCAGTCTTTGTATAATGCAGTATCCTTCTCTATAAACACCTTAGATATTTCATCGGCAAGCATTATAGGGTCATTTGAGATAGACACTTTAAAGGTTTTGGGTGCGAAGAATTTATTCAACGAATCACTGAACGGCTTAATACCTGGTGCAAATACACCTGACATCCTCTTCACCAAATCTTCTGCATTCTTAAAGTAGTTGTAGTTACCAGTAACTAGCTGATTCATGAAGTAGCTATTCACATAGTTGTTTGCTACCCATAATTCCGCAATTGCTAAGACATCTTCCTCAGTATATCCCAAAACTCCTACCTCTCTACCTACTAGATTTGGTATCTTGGCATCTTTGCTGATGTACCCACGCTTACCTTCATTCAGTAATCGAACAGTACTTGCCACGTCATCTCCTATTGGAACATCATTGGCAACTAAAGTAGAGGCTACTCGCTTAGATAACTCCTTCAAATTAGCCTCAAACTTATCTAAAACTGCATTGAACAAATTGCTATCAGCTTGAAGTTTAGCATACGTATCTGAGTTCAATTCTCCAACCACAGATTTGATAGCATCTCCTAACTCCTCAGCATTGGTAGTCTTATATATACTGTAATTCTTAACTGGATGTGATGAGTCCTGAGATAGCAGTTGAGACAACATTCTGCCCATACTCTCTCTCAGCTCCTTAGGTTTGAGGAGATTTACTTCACTACCAAGCAATCTAGGTCTGTTAGATATGGTATAGAAATACTGGATGTATTTAACCTTATCCGAAGACTTCAAAGTATTACCTTTTATGTATGATAGGAAGCCGTACGAGAATTGTCTCTTGAGATTCTCCATGATATTCTCATCAGAGTATCCCTTTCCAAACTCTTCTCCTCCTTCTCTACGTTGACCATCATGGTCTATAATTCTGTGGATAGTATTCAGTTTGCCTTCCACAAATGGATTGAACTTAGCCCAAACTGTAGTTAAGTGCTTTGGTAAAGTAGCCTTCTTGATAAAGTTACTTGTCACATTAACTACCCTCTGCATAGTTTCCAATGCCTGGCTACTGTTGTGGAATGAGTATCTAGTCGTACCATCGGTGCTAGTGTATTTAGCAGGTCTTCCGTCATCCCCTCCAGTACTAAGTAGTGAAAGTATGTTATTGACTATACTCTTATCTTGGCTCAATAAATACTCGATGTCCTTGTATCTAATGTCCTCACTCTCACCAAGATAGCCTTCATCATTCTCTATAACTTTCAAGCCGTCTTTATAGGCATCAGATACAACGTTCTTAAATGCTATTAGGTTGTTTAAAACTTCGTTAGCATTTATGTCATTTATCTGTGACTTATCCTTCTTCAAGCCCATAGCCTTTAATAGAGACTGTACTCTATCAACCAAAGATGCTTTCTTTCCATCCTCAGATTGCTGAGTAGCATAGCTCCAAGTATCCTGTGGAATCTTTTGAAATTTGCTACTGATAGCCTTTTCAATATCCCCTGCAATGGCTCTTTCTGCACCATAGAACTGAGCATTAAAGTATCTCAGGATAGTAGACTGTTGTCCTATATCTCCTATTCTTGCCTCCTCAGCGATAAGTGGTGAAGCTTCTCTTTGGGATAACATAATACTCATCAATTCTCGGATAGTCTCTTGAGCCTGATTCTGTTTGAAGTACCCAATTATATGCTCCTTACTGAGTTTAGATTCTCTAGATACTCTAGCTACAAATGCTGGAGTACTCTCACCCGAAAGTCGATCTATCACTTTATCATTTTTTGTGATTTGTGATACAACTCTGGCAGAGTAATCCGATAAAGCATTTTCAGAGTACACGAATTTATTGTCACCAAAGAATCTTGCATTTGGTAATAGTTTGATGTGTTCCTTTCTGTTGTCAATGTAATCCTCGCTTGTAGCTGTTTCGTATGTAGAAATTACTTTCTGCACTACGTAAGAGGCATCGGACATAGTACCACTAGCCCCCAAATTGATATTGAGGAACTCTGCTGCTGAACGGATTTGGTCTACAAGATTTCCTTCACCTGCTACTAGGCTATTCAGTGTTTTGAGGCATACTAAATAAGCAAATCTAGGATTGACCCTAACACCACTGGGTCTGTAAATAAAAGATAGAAAGTTCTTAACGCCTTCCGTAGTTTTAGACTCATTGTTTTTCTCATCCGCCTGTAATGTTAATTCTTGAATATCGTTACTTGGGGTTTCTATATCAGATGCTAAGGCCTCATCAGTAGGTAAATACCCTTCCTCTTCCTCGAAGCTTGACACAATATCTCCATCCTCAAACTTAAATGATGGGTATTGGTCTTTCCACAAACTGTTGAATACCTTGTTGCTCAATGTGCCGTCTGATTTCAATGGGAACAATTTACTCAATGTATTCATGTCTGTAGTAATCTTCTCCAAATCATCAAATGCTTTAGTAGCCTCTGCCTCAGTGGTAGCAAGGAATTGTAGTTTTTTAGCTACCCTGGCTTCTCTCTGATACTGCTCTAACTCTTTTACTAGTGTTTGACGAACATACTCTTTCGACTCGCTCATGGTTAATGGTGAGCTGATTAATGAACTGTTCATTACGGAACGCTTGATTACAGACTGCATTCTGTCTACAGCATCTCGATAAGTCTTGACGTTACCATAGTTTTTCTCAATCTCAGAGAAGGCTCTACGCACTGGAATAGCACCCTGTAAAGGAGTAGTGTACTTACCAGCTTCTATTTTCTGGAATACTTCTTCTACAATGTCTTTGTTTTGGGAATACAGATTAAACCAAGACAAAATTTTCTTAAATATCCTGTCGACAAATTTCCCCAAACCTAATTCACGTGGCCCTTCCTGCCAATTCATAAACAGATTTGCCAGGTGCTCATCGAACTGCTCTTCTGTCAATGCGTAGGTAGGGTCTAAGCTGCTTCGGAGTTGCTTTTTCTCACGGTCAGATAAGTAGTCATTATAGATAGCGTGCATTACTTCGTGTCGAACCACTTTATCATATACTGTATCATTCTCGCTTCTCAAAAACAAAGTATGGTCAGCGAACAAACCAAGTAATTTTTCTCCTGGTTTAGACAGACGTTGTATGGCTGCTGTATTCAAGAACTGAATCTGGTCTTGAGTAATAGCAGGAAGCATTTTCTTGATGTCAGCCATTGCATCTGACAGTCTTATGATAGAACCTCTATCAGTATTCACCTCAGAATCAAATGCACGTCTAGCCTTCAATTGCTTGAGTTTGTCGTTCAATTTGGATAGTTCGTCGAAAGAATCCGTTTTATCCATCAAGTCTAGAATCTCATCTATTCTTGTAGATGTTACCTGCTCCTCTTCCAAAAGTGGTACTTCCTTAGCCGCTGTAGGTAGAGGTTTGGTGCTCTCTGTAGACTCTGGAGTTACCTTCGATAGTTTCTCTACAGTTATAGCAGTTGGTAATATGCCACTGAAAGTAGTATGTACTAGATTGCCGAGTGCTTCTGCGTTGTCGAATGGCGAGTCCCCCAAATCATTAAACTCATCTATCATCAATGGCTTTCTGATGTATGTCTGCTTGGTGACATTAGCCCCAGACCTGTTCTTAAACTTGTATTTGTTTTGGGTCAAGTGCTTGCCGTCTACATAGTTTTCATCTGCCGTTATCGTCTTTAGAGTGTTGAGAGATAGGTTAGATGTTTCCTTCTTAGCCATAGCCTCGTCCATCTTCTCTCTAACCTCTTGACCCTCTTCACCCTCAATCATTGACATCTGATTGTACAGTGTCTGAATAGCACCTTCTTGAGTACCAAGCAAATTGTTATCTTCTACCCAGGTTCTTACCGCATCCATCTTCTCAGACTCAGTATAGTTTTGGGTATTGTCCAACATGTAAGCCGCTGCAATCTTCATCATCTCATAAAGTTTTGTGTTACCACCTGTAGCAGCGATTAAAGACTTAGCTTTATATGATTTTTTACGATTGCTTCCACTTGTGTATTGCTGAACTCTGATACGTTGATTACCAACATACTCATTAGCCCTAGCAATCTGGTCTAGTGCAATCTGTGTTTTACTGTTTGAGGTACTGAGTCTATACACCTTCTCATAGTCATGCTTCTTAGGAGACGACTTGAGTTTTGCATAGAATACAGGTTTGCCTTCTTTATTGGTCTTCTTTGTTTTGGGCTCGACTGCTTCGTAATCAGCACCCATCAAGTCTATCTCTTCCTGGGTAAATCTACCTTCTTCTTTTTTCACACCATACAATTGCATAGCTACTTTCTGCACAGCCTGTATAGCATTCTGTCTTTTTTCCTCAGAAAGCAATCGCAAGAAGTCTGGCTGTTTATCTGGGTTACGTTTGTCAGCTATAAAGTATTCACGTCTAGCTATGTCGTAAGCAGATTCATCGAAGTCAGGTTCAAGCTCAACTCTGGCAACTGTAATGACACCTTCTGGACTATTCTTTTTATCCTCCACTATTTTGAGGCTATTTCTGAATATACGAATTACATCATTGTAATTTTTGTCACCCATAACAAGCCCTGTTATTTTCTCCATCTCTTCAATAGAGTCGGCTAGGGTCTTGAGGAGTACTACTTGTGGTGAAGTCTTTTCTATTGCATTAGCTTGTAGACGCACAAACTTAGCACCTTGATAGTTCTTGGTGTTGTTCGCTCCTACCACTGCATACGGAATACCTGGTACTGGTTTGAAGTCATGAGTCCAGCCTCTACCACCTACTTCTGTATCAGTGAATATTTTGAACTTTATATTCTTGCTTCTATCAATCTCAGAGTTATAGAAAAACCTTCTAGCGAATATATCTTCTAAGTCTTTGGCAACTGTTTTAGATGCTTTATTGATACCCTCATACAGAAACTTCAAGTAGTTTGCCATGCCAATAGTACCCTCACCAACCACAAACTTCTGTAAGTCTGCTTTGGTGTACGGTTCGCCATTAGTACGGCTACCATTCAAGATGTCCATGTTAAGGAGATTTGGCATTTGGTTATCACTGGTCAAACCACTCCGCAAATCTTCATACTTAGGATTAGACAACATACCACCAAAAATCACACCTATCTTTACCCACTTACCGTCTTTAGTTTGGGCTATCTGTGTAACCGTATCTTCTCCTGATACATTCTTATGGTGGATGTATAGTACTCCTGAGCCGATACCAATGTCTCCTCTTTTGATAGCTTTATATGCTTCTCCGTCTACATAGTCCACTACTTCTGGAGATTCCATATAAGCAGGTATTTCTGTGAGGGTCTCTACAGATTCCTCAGAATCAGTATCCACAGCCCCCATAAATTCTGGGTCTATGTTATCTTCTAAAGCCTCTGACTCACTTGGAGCACTAGCTATTATTTCTACATTCTCATCAGTAGTTTCTGTGATTTCTGCCTCCTTGATAATAGCATCTTCCCCTGCGTCTGCTACATCTGGTTTTGAAGTTTTTGCTGTTTCCTTTACCGTCTTACCTGAGTTTAAACCGTCAATCATAGAAAGCTCGAATGTCTTAGCCTTTATGTAATTCGATTTAGCCTCTCTTGATTTATCGTCGTTAGTTACACCCTCAGTACTCAATGAGGCATCAACTATATTTTTACCAGTACCATTGAATATAGTAAGGGCATATTTCTTCGCACGGCTTAGGGCTGTGTACATAGCAGTATTGAAGGCTTGTGGATCGTCTCCAAAGTTCTTAGACTCCATATCTACATATACCTCATCATAAGTCTTAGACTGTGCATCATATACAGTCATAACATCTGCCCCTAATCCTTGATAGTCTTCAACAGCTCCTGGCGTACCTACAATAATGGCTCTGGTTCTATTAGGGTCGGCTGCTATATTGCGTTTTAGAACTGCTTCAATCTGACTTCTATCTGTAGTGGTATGTACACCTAAAGCCAAAGCTTGAGATATATCTTTATTAGCACGTACCGATAGTAGGGTGACTGGCTGATTATTATCTTGGAACACATCTGACGCCTCATTCACAGCAGATACATCTGACCTATAAACTACAGTCAATGGATTTATAACGTGTATCTGTGCGGCCGTCGAGTATGTAACTACATTAGTAACATCGTCAGAGCTAGATAATCTAGGAGTAATCTGGGTAGGATCGCCTAACAACAGGATACGTACCTTATTACTCATAAAGTTCCACAAAACATTACTAGGGATAGTAGCATACTCATCCACTATAACCATATCAATATCAGACAAGTCCTCAGGCTTTATCTCATTGAATGGTATCGTTTTAGTTCCAGTAGCTTTCCCCAAAACTTCACTGGCTGTCTTCGTCAATGCAGTGCTAAGGATACGAGACTTATCTGTTTTAGAATTATCCAAAATCCATCTTAACACTACATTAGTTTTACCAGTGCCTGCTATACCTCTCAAGAATGCGTGTCTGTCCTTACCACTAATCCAACTGATACCCTCACGAATGGCAATCTCTTGTTGAGCAGTAGGCGCAAACTGCTCTGTCTCTGCCATTTTTATTTCAGAGGTTGCCACATCTTTCACATCTACATTCAGCAAAGAAAGTAGTTTGTTAAAACCTAAAGCATTCTCATACAGATTAAGCAAACTGATGAAATCCTCTTTAGGCATACCCAATTGAGTAGTATCATCTGGTAACGCCTGCACCTGCTTCTTCAAATCCGCTAAATCATCAGTGCGTTTGAAGTTGCTGTATAGTCCTCCTTTGTTTTGGGATACTCTTGGATACTTAGTAACCTGAGCCATGTTGCTCCATACATCCATGAAGACAGCTCTAGGGTTACTACCAAATTCTCTATTTATAGGGGTCTCTCGTTTAGACCTAGACATAACCTCAGCACTTATAGCATCTTGTCTTGAGGCTATAATATCTCGTATCTTGCTGATTTGTGAAGGCCCTGCCAAGCTTTTTACCTTAGCTAGTAAAGCTGATAATGCTTCATAGTGGTAAGCAGCAAGCCCCAAAATGTCTTGAATGGCTTTATCAAATGTTCCATTAAGTACTGAATCTATGTACTGAAATAGTATCGGGTTAGCCTTAATTTGCGATACTACCAACGATGCCTCCTCAAATCCGATAGACTGCTGTCTCTTCTCTCTGTCAGCTTTGTTGGCGTTGACTATGTCTCTGATTTTGTATAATCTGGTCAATAGGTCATTAGCCTCAATAACTATATGTTTGAGGTTCTGCACATCGTTTCTATCTTCAAACGCATCCCGAACTCTAGTCAGGTCGTCGATAGCACGCTGCACCATATTACCAGGATCAAAATAGTCATCCTTTACCGAACCATCTGGATTCAAAGCAGTGTCTATGACGTGATTACCCTTGACAAAGTATTCCCTAGCATACAATTCTTTCAGATAGTCATCTACATTCTTAGACTTGTTGTTGATTTTATCCAGAGCAGATTCCTCGGTCTTCTGGGCTAGGACTTCTCTGGCATTTTTGAGGTCTTCAATCTTGTCGCTCAACTCAATATTCTTCTGAATATAGTCTTCGTTTATAGGGCCAACTAAATCCTCCTCATCTTCTGGTTCTAAATACTCTGGGGTATTATCTAAATCCTCCTGTAACGCCACTACTTTTCCAGCTTCCTCCTCGGTGAGAGCAGATAATTTCTGGGCTGTCATATAATCCAAGTGACTGATATTCTCTTTAGCGTATCCCAAAACATCTTTAAGTGGTATCTCTCCTCTGCGGTATGCTGCTATCTTATCTGTCAGCGTCTGCATTCTTGTCTGGTCTAACGCCGCTTGGTAGAAGAATTTGTTTCTGTTACCAATAGGAGACTCTACCCTATCAGATATATTCTCAGTAATAGCCTCCTCATTTTGGTCAGACATACGAACCCCTAACTCTGTGTTATTAAGCTCCTTACGTAATCCTTCATTAGCTATAACCTCATCCATAGTGTACATTGCTGTAGACTTCTGTCTTTCAGTAGCTTTCTTGTCTAGCAATACCTCAGCCGCAGACTCTACAACAGTTTGGGGAACTTCCCAAGCGTTAAACACTTCATCTGTATTGTATAGATACTGTTTAGACTTCTCGATACTGTCCGCTTTCATAGCAGCTAATTTCAGTATCTCATCAGATAGTTTCTTTTGGTCGGCTAATGGGTCAGAGATTAACGCTTGTCTATCCTGCACCATATCATCTATAGACTGACGTTTGATTTCTTCATAGAACAAACCTTTCTCAACTACCTTGTTAAATGCTGCTCTCTTACCTTTCTGATTAGCTTTCACTAAACCATTTGCCAAGGCAACAGATTTCTTGTAAGCATCAGACATGTTATCTATCTTTTGTAGGCTCTGGTTTACAGTCTTAGCAATGTCAGCTCTGCCCTTAGCATCGAACTGACTAATCTCTGCTTTAGATTTACTCGCTACTATATCTGATTCCAATTCACCTTCTTTACCATCAGGAGTATTGGCATCTGCTACAGCTTTAGTTGCAGTGTCTACATCTTTATCTTTCTCTTCGACCTTTGCTCTTTCCTCTATACTTTTCTTCGTTCTCCACTTCAAGAAAGTAAGTGCATCGTCACCAGCATTCTCCAGCCTACCTGTTTCCATCTCACGATACACTGCCGCAGACAAAGCCATGTTCTCATTAAGCTTTGCCATATCAGAGTTACCTGTCAACATAGATACCATCTGTCTGTCGAATAGCTCTTTGTTGTTAGCTATCTGCATCAGCAACTTACCATGTGCTTCTAGGTCTCTTACAGGATTACCATCTTCGCCTAGTACCAAGTCACCCTTCTTATGGTTTGTGCCATCCTCTTGATGTTTGAGGTACAGGGATTTGATGTCAGCATTATACATAGAGTCAGACTTTCTCAAACCATTAAGCCAATCTCCCATCTTAGAGTTTTGGTCTCTAGCCTGACTAGCACTCTCGACAGCTCCCATTGGTGCTCCCAAAATCATACCAAGCACTACAGCTTTCTGTCCCTCTTTAGTACCTAGGTTTGTGAGTAATCCTGATAGGTAGTTTAGGGTTCTATCTCCAACGCCTACATTCTTATCATTCAATCCTGCTTTCACATCAAAGTTCTGAATACTTTGCTCAATATTCTCTTCCCACAAACCTTCAATAGCGGCCCCTTTTACTGCCCCCTTCAAAGCTTCCTTACCTACATTCTTTTGTAGTACTGATTCACTGATACCTTCATAGATATTTTCCCAAGTAGTCAGTCCTTTTCTATCCACTGCATCTACTACAGTAGCATGTAAATCTGCAAGCTTTGACTTAGATAAACCTAAGATGATTTTAGATTCCCAGATTGCGGGTGCTATATGTGTCAAGAAGGTAGCGTTGAAGGTATCAGCCGCATGAGCACTAGCTACATCCTTAATTTCCTCTGGAGTATATTGAAGCCCAGTAGAAGGGTTTACTTTCCCTTCTAGTTTTTGGGTAATTTGGGAACGAGTATCTTGTGCCTGTAATGCCCCGCTGAATCCTGCATTAACAATACCTGCTGTTACTGCTGAATAGTTATTGGCTATAGCATTTGCTACCTTGGCAGCACCTGGCACCGATTCTAATAATGTAGCTGCACCTGTTCCTTTAGCTAAGAAAGCTGCACCTTTACCTATAGTATTCAGACCTGCACCCATAAACTTAGTGCCTATAACTTGTGCAGCTAAGAACGCTACACCATCACCTACATCATCAGCCCAAAACTTAGATGTACCCATCTGCTCAAGCAATGATTTACCGTCGTAAGCACGGGTGGCATATATAGGCATAGCACTTTTCACGGATTCATCAAAGCTTGCTAATCCTTGAGTGATGTCCGATTCTGCAAATGCGTCATCATTCCCCAAACCATAAGAAACGGCTTGTCCTGTAGCTACAATTTGCCCAATGAACTTGGAAGCAGTCATGGGAACTAGTCTCCACAGACCATTAATGAATTGCTTTGTAGCAGACTGATTCTCAGCTACTTGGTAGTCTAAATCTTGTGCTGCTCCTGTAAATTTTCCTGGTGATAGATACTCTTTATAGACCTCTGCGTCATTTTGCAAAGCTTGTACTTTTGGGGCTGTTACTGCATCAGTGCTCAATAGAGGAGAAATCTCTTCTTGTCTTGCGGCTTTTTCGGCTCGCATTTTCTGTATTCCAGGGTCTGCACCGAGATCCACACCACCAATGTCAGACAGGCTAAAGTTATAAGTATTACGTTGTTTTCCCATTTCTGTAAAAGCTTTGTTAAGTCGCAAATATATGGGAAAAGAAAAAGAGTTCCTAATTGGAACTCCCTTCTAAAACAACCAATAATAGTAATCTTTAGTCCGTGATATTTGTAGTAGGAGATGTCCTCATTACATTCTTCATCCCTTCTTTACCTAGTGCATTTACTATATCTAATGGGCTTTCTTTATTGACTAGTTGAGTCTTTACATACTTACCATTTGTGTCTTTGTACATCAAAGTGTATAGTGGTATCTTCTTTTTGTCTAGACCCGCCTCAGTCACCTTCACATAAAACTCATCATTCAATTTGTATGGCGTGGCTGAAGGTAATGCGTTGTACAGTTCGCCAGGAGTCATGTCAGTAATCTGAGACCAACCTGCACCCTGTACAGCAGTTTGTAAATTATATTTAGCTTCTGTTTCTGTAAGAAGTTTACCCGAGTTTTGCAGTAAGCCAGCAGACATTTCTGTAGGTAAACTCTTACTTACGTTTGGTAGAATTACTGTCAGCTTTTTACCCGACGGCAAAGTTACGGTAGCAGTGGCTTCTCCATTTGCCCCTCTAGTATCCGCATTTATACGGGCAGTAAGTCTGCTCAGTTTCTTGTTATAGTCTGAGTCTGGATTTGCTCTATCGGAATCACTTACTTTAGTAAAAATTCCACTAAGTTCTTTATCTATTACTTCTTTAAGAGGTAGTCCTGTAGACATTACTATTCCTGGTATAGTGTTATCTTTTAAACCTCGCTCTATAAAATCTGTTTGTTGTTTAAAATAACCACTAGTACTTGGTTCAAAAATAGTAGAGCTAGTCTGTAATGCTTTTTTAACTGCACTACCATCTTCTTGCATCATCTTTTCTACAGTAGTTAAATACTTTTGTTTAGCTTTTGCCAGGATACTAGCTTTATTGTTTGTGCTTGCCGCTATCATTGGATTAAACTGAGCCAAGTATTCTGTACTAGATTTACCAGTATTTACAAGTTCTTCTGGACTAGTAAGCATTCTTTTAAACTCTCCTAAGCCAACTGCACTATTAGTTTTAGATAAAGACTCCTGTCTGTACTCTCTGTATAAGGACATTACATCTACAGCGTCATAAATTTTTTGAAGTTTATCCTGGGCTACGTTTGCAGTGTTATTTGCTGCGTTCCACCCACGAAATGCTACAATCATGTTTTGGGCTGCCTGTTCTTTACCTTCGTTTTTAAGCTTGATTATCAGTGCATCTTGTTTAACTCTATCATTTAGATAACCATTAACTGTGTTCTTGTACTCACCAGCAGTTTTTGTAGTAGGTGCAGGTAATCCCAAAACAGAAGCAACTGCTGACTCTAGTGCAGGTCTGTTACCTTCTAACTGATTACGAGCGTCAACAGCAGTATTATGAATTTTATCCACGCTGATATTTTCAATACTGTCATCTGTAGCTATAGACAAAGTATTCACACTTCCAAGATTAGTTGCTGCATTGGCTACCGCTGCTGCTCTTGCTTCATAGTCTGGGTCTACTTTTGCATCTAACTCCATCTTGTCTATTTTAAGTAGGTTGCTGATGAAGTTAATGTGTGGTTCTATAATCTGATTACGTACTTTGTTACGAACATAGTCTCTATCTGCTTCTGCCTGAGAACGTCCCTGAGTTTTGTAATTGTTTCGTAAGTAATCTACAGGACGAGTTTTTAAAGCATCCATACTGATACCATGAGCATTTGCGTAAGTACGTATTTGGCTTTCAGAGTTTCCATATCTCTTGAGTTCCTCATACTTACTCACATTACCTTTTTGGGCTATCCCTGTAATCTGCTCAGGAGTTAACTGGTAAGTCGACAGCTCTACATCCCTTTCTATCATAGCCTTAATCTCAGGGTCATTCTCCATACGCTGCTTAGCAAGAATGGCTAGTTCCGCAGGGGTACGTTTAGCAGTCTTAGTAGACTGTAGAAGTTTACCATCTGGACTGGTAGAGTATCCTGTCTGTCTTTCAGTAGCTTCTAACTCTTTGAGAATCTCAGCATTCCTTTTATCTATGTCCACATCCTTAGCATACGCCCAATCCTGTATAGCACCCAAGGCAACCCTACCAGACTCATCTCGTATCAGATTACCGAACTGGTCCCTACCTGCTCTGTTCATGTGCTGAATTTTTCCCAAAATCTTATTCTTAGTTTCGGGGGAGAATATGCTTGTATCTTGTAGCACTCGCTCTTTAATATTCTGCATACCTTTAAGCCGATTAACTAGAGGCACGTATTCAGAGGAAAACTTTTGAGCATCCCTCTTAGTACGTCTTGACATATTCTCATAGTCACCTCTAGTCGCTCTTTCTTTTAAACCCGTCACATACTTTTGTTTTAACTCATTAGCATAAGTAGTATCCTCCTCAGTATCAAGGTGTTGCATATTACCCATAGCTTCTAAAAGACTATCATCAGTATTAGCCGCTTCATTGTACCTGGCTTTCACTGCGTTACTATACTCTTTTAATTCAGGAATAACATTACCTACATACTGAGAAATGTATGTGGAGTTATCCAATTTATGTCCATCGTATAAGCTCATTACCTTCTAGTTTTTTGGGTATTTTGTTGCAATTTTTTAGTACGTTGTTCTGTATAGTCATTAGCAAGTCCAGCCTTCTCAGCTTTACCGTCAGCTAGTATTGTAGTACTATCTTTGTAACCACTGAGTACTTGATTTGCTCTATCCAGATACGACGCTTTATCCTCCTTGTTAGAAGTCTCTAGTTTTTTACCTATAGCTTCAACCTCTGCATAATGCTCAGGAGTCAATATCTTTTTCAGTAATGGTGATGCACCTCTGATAGTTGCTCCAGTTTCATCTTGCAAAATAGTAAGAAGCATTTTATTCTGGTCTAATTCCTGAGCATTTTTATCTCGTTGTATAGCCTGCAACTTATTCCCTACATCCGATAGGTTGGTAGAGTCTAACTGTTGTTGCTTCATTTCCTTAGATACCAAATCGTTATTGTAGTTATTCTGTCTCTCTACATTTCTGGCTTTAATCTGTGCGTTCATCTGTTGAAACTGGGTAGCTATCTGAGAGTTAGCATTTGCTTCTGCCTGGTTTACTGCGTTCACAGCTTTAATACCCTGGCTTAGATTTGCTGCTCTAGTAGCTACTACTGCTTGACCAGTACCCAAAGAACGTTCTGCAACTTTGTTCGCACTACGCACTTGACTCTTAGCCTCGGCACGGTCAGCCCCAAAACTAAGAAAACTTGGAGTGACTGTAGACTCTTGAGCAGGTACAGCAGGATTAGGCAGACGCTTTAAAGCATTAGATATGTTAGAAGCAAATGGTGCTATTTTATTACCTGCCTCTTGCAACTTGTCACCTACCAGAGATAAAGATACGCCCGCTTTAGTTCTGCCTGGCTTTACTCCTTTAGGTATATCAAATTGACTTGGTATCTGTGGTAACTGCTTTATCTCTTCTCCTACTGTGCTCTTGAATCCTTTAGCCTTTAGTGGGGTTCTACCGTCTGAAACATCATTAGCACCATCTCTTGCTTTTTGCCAAGCTTTTCCCAAATCAAATTGGAAGTGTTCTTCAAATGGTATCTTGGGGAGTGTACCACCCTTAGCCATTACTACATTCTCAGTAGCTTTCTTACCTTGAAGCACTGTAGCAGTCTTATCAATATCATTGTCTAATCCCATCTGACGCTTAGTATCCTCTTGTGCAATTTTGAGGAATCCCTCTTTACGTACTAGAGCTTTCTGTGTCTGGATAGATAACGAAGTACTTGGTCGCTTCTCATTCTTCTCCATAGACTTTGCTATTGTTTTGTGCCTATCAGCGAACCCCAAATCTTTAGAAAATACGAAGTTGCCAGAAGTAGTTTCACCACCTTCTACCTCGACACCAGGAAACTTCACACCTCCCTCAGCATGGCTTCTACCTTTAATCTCTGTGGTGTTGGCTGACATTTGTGCTGCATCCCCACCAATAGCTCTTACAGACATCTTTCTAGGAGAGATAGCTACATCGGGCAATAAGTCTGGTAACTGATTAACGCTCTTAGGCATCCCCAAACTTAAATCAAATGACTTAGACGGTGAGCCCTTTACAGTACCTCCGTATCTCATCTCTGCGTTTGGATTGCCATATTTAAGTTCTGGGTTATCTTTCAATCGTGCAGCAAGTTTACTATTTCTATCCAAGACAGCATTATCCAAAATCTGTCTTTCTATATTCTTCTTCTCCTCTAATGCTTTCTTGTTTCCCAAAAACGATGTGACTCCTCCCACTACAGCACCAACACCCATACCGATTGGCCCCAATGCAGCACCTGCCATAGCACCGCTCAAAGCCCCTGACGCAGCAGCAGTGCCTCCATCTCTAGTGCCATACTTATCTACTGGAGATAGTCCGTCGATTAAACCTGTAGCAATCTGCCCTGCTCCCATCCAACCTCCGCCTGCTGCTCTCTTTATCCTAAGAGCTCCTAAATTTTTTGCTTCTCTTTTCATCTGTACGTAGGATTAAGTGTTATGTCTACATCGTGTAAAGTTAGCTGTTTGTTCATATAATTATCAAACTCGAATCTAACTATAAAATATTTACCTTTCATAACCTTCTGTTTATACCACGGAGGATTAGAAGCTAGTCCTTGAGGCAGTATAGCAAAATTCTTGAACAACGTGTCTATAAACTCAGTATTCTCTAATGCCAAGTCCCTAAACTTATTGAAACTCCAATTCTCATGTACGTTTCTATTGTTTACATTTTTTAATGGAGGATTATTTCTATTCAATAGTATTCTGCCAGATGTCTGAAAGTTATTCCAAATGGTGATGGCAGTTATAGTTTCGCTTGATAACGCTATCTCGTTGTCGTCAACCAGCTTATTACCAGAGTCTCTAATTTCAGAAATCCAGTTAAGGGTATTCAGCAAGAAAGTTTCCTTGTCTTTAAACACCACATCTACAAAGAAAGGTCTGACACTATCATGATACAAACCTCTTGGACCTTTATTGTTTTGGAAGACCTTGCTATTCTTAAAGTTGAATAAGTTAGTTCTAGTATTTGTGTAATAGTCTGGTAAATAATCATGAAAGAATACCCAGTTCTTTTGTGGGATACTATAACTCAAAGTAAAGCTATGGTCTATCAAATCTTCTTGGTTTGGGAGATCCTCAAACTGTAAACACTCTCCGTCGATTTCGACAAGATATACACAAGAACCATCATCCACCGTTGCCAGTGGATTATAGTTCTTTGCTGTGGGGTTCATACATCCATTCATATTATGCAAAAGGGTCAAATACTAAGTTGGTGAATGCTTTTGTTGTTGTACTCAATAATACTTTACCTGTACTGTCTTTAATTCTAATCCAGTTTTGGTCTGAGTGTACTGGTACATTTATGCTGTTGTTTTCCCCTGTCCACTTTAGGGTTATGTCTATCTTACCATCCACTCTATCCTTAATGAGTGCCTCAGCCTCACTAGAAGTTATTACTTTCTTCCAATACCTATCTCTGTTACCTGACGAGATTCCTCCAGTGTTTACTCCAGGGTCTGGATTATCGTAAGGTTCTGGTGGAGTATTTTTATCGTTCTTAGCCCACTCCCCAAAATCTAAGCTAGGAGTTAGATTATTCATATTGGCTATCCCCAAACTTGTATTATTGGCAAATACCTCAAACCTTGCTCGAAAACATTCATGGTTGCCATATACTATTCTTGGATAAAATGGGTCTGCTGTGTTCGCTGTATTGTTTTTAAAGTACATCACCTCTATCTGTATTCCTGAAATCTTAAAGCTTGGCTTTACTTTATCAGTGTACAGACAACCTTTAGCGTCTTTCACTATAACACTATACTCAGCGTTCGGTGGTACACTTATAGATTTTGTGATAGCTCCAGTAGACCACAAATATGTATATGGGGCTACACCTCCGACTGGGTTTACCGTAATACTTACATCATTTGCTCCATTTCTCACTACTGTAAAAGTAGCAGATATATTACAATTTACAGAGCATGTACCATTCAAATTAGCTTGATACTGCCCGTTCGCTGCTATGTCTGCATCTGCTAAAGCATCAGCGGCTGCCTGTGAAACATTAGAACTGTACTTGCGTGCATCTACTATATAAGTATAAGATGAGCCAGTACTGCCTGTACCACAGTTATTTTTGGTAAGGGTAATCGACTTTCTAACATTGTAATAAACTGGTATCAATACGCACACACCTACAGACTCTGCATATTCTGGTCCATAGATAGCTGCTGCTGCTTCTGCCTGAGCGTCTGCATCTGCTTGACTAATGGTTGAGGTGTAAGTTCCTACAGTCAAAAACCAGAAAGTAGGTTCGGCAGTATATCCAGAAGCACACGACTTAGTGTAATATCTGCTTATACCTTTAGACTTGTATATCTTAGCACAAGTACCTTCTGTGTTAGCTATTTGTTGCTTTCTACCATTGAAGTCTATCTGCGATTGTAAGTCTGCATCAGCCTGAGAAACTACAGATGTAAACTTACCTTCTGGGTTTGTGACAGTTACTGACGAGCCTTGAGCATCTACACAGTTATTCTTTTGTACAGATTCCGTAATGAGCTTAGACCTGTAAATCAGCTTACATGACGCATTACTATTGACCCAGGTTTGAGCATTAGCGTCCAAATCATTCTGTGCAAGTATATCAGCTTCTACCTGACTAGTGGTTGAAGAGTATTTACCGTATGGCACTATATACGTTTGTTGTTCTGCTTGGTAGCCTGTACCACAGTTATTCCTATTAAGAGTTTTGGATAAGTACTTACTATAGTAAACTACAGTAGTTATACATGTACCTGTAGTATTGGCATGTGCTTGAGTATTAGCATCCAAATCTTCTAATGCTTTTCTATTAGCATCCTCTTGACTTACAGTTGATGTGTATGTACCATAAGCAACTGTGTAGGTTACAGATGTTCCTTTTGAGCCTGGTGCACAGTTATTCTTGACAGCAGTTCTACTCATAGCCGCATTATAGTATGTGACAATGACAGTACAAACTCCTTGAGCATTGGCATAGGCTTGCTTATTCGCATTGAACCAAGTAGTTGCTTGTAGGTCTGCATCCGCTTGGCTTATTTTTGACGTATAAGCCCCTGCATGTAATGAGAATACTACTGGTTCAGTACTAGAACCTCCTGCACAGTTATTACGACTCACTAATTCTGTAATAGGTTTAGACCTATACAATACATCGCATGTTCCTGTACTATTTGCAAAAGACTGTTTGTTTGCATTGAAGTAGGCGGTTGCCTGATTATCTGCATCTACTTGAGAAACACTACTTCGGAATGCACCGTAAGGAACAATAAACTCAACATAGCTACCTATTCCTTCTGTACAATTATTCTTCTGAGCTGTGCCTATAATCTGTGCCGAGTAGTAAGTAATTGAGCATACTCCATTTATGTTAGCAAAGTATTGACTATTAGCATTTTCCCAGGCTATAGCTTGAGCATCAGCATCAGCCTGGCTTATTGTTGAGGTAAACTTGTTAGCGTCAGTAGTAAATACTACAGATGAACCAGTAGAATAGGGTCCACAATCATTTTTTTGGACTGTTTTGCTACGAGCTACTGACTTATAAACTACTGGACATGTACCATACGTATTAGCGTTGACTTGCTTGTTTGCGTTTAACCATGCTAAAGCTAAAGCATCTGCCGCTGCCTGTGATACAGTAGATTCAAATTGACCTGCTAGTGTGCTCAGAGTTACAATTGAACCTGCTACACCACCAGGACAATCATTCTTAGTAGCTGTTGCTGTTTGTGCTAAAGACTTGTATATCAATAAACATTCCCCAAAATCATTTGCATAGTCCTGCTTGTTGGCTAACATATCTGCCGCTGCTGCATTATCTGCATCTGCCTGGCTAACAGTGGATGTGTACTTGCCATACTCTACAGTATAAACTACAGAAGTAGGTTCATAGCCAGTACTACAATTATTTCTCTCTATTGTTTCGGTAAGTTCTGCACTATAATATACTGTAGTTATGATACAAGTACCCTCTGTATCAGCATAGTCTTGATACCCAGCTTCTAACGCATCTAGGGCAAGAGCATTAGCCGCTGCCTGTGAGATTGTAGATGTATAAGTACCATAAGGTATAGTGAATACTTCTACTGAACCCGTACCTGTTACACAGTCCGATTTAACTCCTGACTTGCTTACCTCAGCACTGTAGTAAGTAGTAGTGGTAGTACATGTTCCATAGGTATTTGCATACGTCTGCTTATTAGCATCTAAGTCTGCTTGGGCTAATACATTAGCTGCTGCTACACTTATCAATGAACTGTATTTACCTGCGGGAACTGTATAGATTACAACACTACCAGTAGCACCACCAGTACAGTTATCTCTTATAGCTACAGCCTGCATTTCTGAGTTGTAGTATATTGGTATTAGAGAACATGAACCAGAAGCATTAGCATAGTTTTGTTTATTGCTATCTAGGTCTGCTCTAGCCTGAGCATTGGCATCTTCTTTAGAGATATTAGAATAATACTTTCTAGCAGGCACTTCATAAATTACAGTACTACCTTTATAGCCCTCAGCACAGTTATCCTTCTCCGCTGTTGCTACCATGTAATCTGAGTAGTACACTAAAGAACATGTACCCAAAACATTAGCCATATTCTGCCCTCCTGCATCTAGCTCTGCCTGTGCTAAAGAGTCTGCGTGTGCTTGAGATATAGTAGAGCTATACTTATTAGCTTCTACAGTTATAGTCACAGTACTTCCTTTAGAACCTGGTAAACAGTTGTTCCTAGTAAATTCCCTAGACTTATAGATAGACCTGTAAGTTATTACACATATCCCATGCTCATTAGCATAATCCTGCTTTTGTAAATTCAAATAGAAGGCTGCTTTGTGATTAGCATCATCCTTAGAGATTATAGAAGTGTATGCCCCTGCTGGAAGGCTATAGGTAACAGGCTCAGTAGTAGAGTTCGGTCCACAATTATTTCTGATTGCGGTTATACTCATAGGGTCTGATAAATATTCAGTTATATTACCACATTCCTCAGACTCTACTTGTGGAGGTATATAAGCCAAATCCGTTTCTCCTATAGTTCCTTCCTGAAACTTTTCACCGTACCCATTAGTATATGTATAGATGTACCTCTTTAACCTTTGTGAGTACACTCTACCTGATAAATATATCTTAGATTTTTTCATTGGAATTGTAGGAAATTCTCCCTGTCATTTTTAACATACACTATATTAATCATACCACCTGAGTACTTTAACCAACGTTCTAAATCTATATCTACTTTCAGTAGTCCCCCTACATTATCGAAGCTATCAGCAGTCTCAAACATAGTACCACCAATATAGCCTTTTACCTTTATCTTGAGTATGTCTTCTTTATCTATCGCTGTAAATGTACAACCACTAGATATGAACACACTGGTAGGTAAAGAATCTATATCCAAGTACGTCTCCCTTATCTTCTTAAAGTTTAGGAAGTTACTGTTCTTGTGTACAGTATTACCCGCTGCCTTCTTTGCAAAAACTGTTTGCATGATAGGTGCTACTGCCCCACTTGGATTTATAGGAGATGCTGCATTTATGTTTATATAAAATGAACCGTAGTTAGTAGCTGTTTGGTTAACATCTACTATATCAGTATTCTCAGCAACATACTCAAATACAAAGTAGTCTATAACCTCAAAGATTATTCTGTTATCACATGCTGCATTATATGGTTCGGATATTAATGTGGTAGGGTCATATAACACATGGATGGTTAAAGTAAATGTGTCACTCAGCGTGGGGTCTCCATTATCCTCCACTTTCATCTGTATTACATAAGGCCCTTCTTCTGGGTCTAATGTAAATTCAGGATTTAGAGTAACTCGATTAAGTTGTGTATTTACCTCAAACATTCCAGGAACAGTTTGGGATACCACCGACTGCTTCAAGCCCTCAGATGCTTCATCTGGGTCTGTAGGTTTATCATAATCCATTACCACACCAGTAAGTGTATCCAAAATAGTAACAGTCTTATCGTACCCTACAGGTGGTCTATTCACTTTCAACATAATCAAAGTTATATTGCTGAATACGTATAGCCCTGCTGAGTTTGTTACCCGTACCACTACTGTAATTATTGGATTACTTATCACAAACGCAGAAGAAAGGTTGACAGATAGCATACCTGAACTACTTACCTTCACTGCTCCTGCTACTGATTGAGATTCTAGTGTATGTGTTAGAATCAGCCCTCTAGGATCGCTTGACTCTATCTGCTGTATCTCAGTATCAATAGGCAAAAATTCTTCTACTTCAATAGTATAGTCTGTAGTTACTGGTGGTAAATCTACAGCTTCCAAGTTCACTATGAATGTACCAGTATCTATATTACCCTTACTATCTATAACCTTGATAACCAGAGTGAAGGACTCCTGCAAATCCATATCCAATTGCTTAGAGTTTGAGACTATTAGGTTACCAGTGATAGAGTCTAGTGTAAAAGCGTTGTTAGTATTGCCCGATACTATTACATAAGAATATCCAGGTGTACCTCCAGTAGCCTGCACAGTACCTACTAAAAATCCTTCTACAGAAAACTCTGGTATTGTTTCCTCGTAATCAGGTAGGCTAGGGTTTGTGAATACTTCGCAATCGAATGGCGAGCTATTCAGTCCTTTGAATAGTTGGTATCTACCATCTCTAAGTACTACTGATACACCAGGAGTCAACTTACTGAAAAATTCTTCTGTCTCCTCGTAACCAGGTACAAAGTTTGGAATATTCCTGTTCTTTACTGTGAGTAGTATCCTTTGAAATTCTCTATCATACCCAATACATATACCATTACCAATGAAGGGATTATCCTCTTTGACATTCAAATACGTCATGAAGAAGTTGTTCATGTCATTATTGAGAGAGTTCAACCCATCTTCATTAAGCACATATACAACTCCAGCTTCTCCATCTGGGAATACATAACCATAGTCTGTCATAGTACAGGCAAACTTATGCTGTGTACCTGCAAAACCAGACTCCGATGGTCTGCCCTGCTGAGGAGGTATTCTAAAAATGTCACCAGAACCTAATGTGATAGATAACACATCTGATTTCAATGTGGCAATATCCCTGGTAATGTATAAAGCATTTTTGTGGTGAATTATGAGCTTGTCACCCATTCCCTGGATGTTGACTATCTTACCCATATTCTTATCTGCCTCATAGTAGTCTAATGGATTAAAGTTTTTCCAAGAGTTAAACTTGGCTTCCTTTACCTGTCTATTGCTGCTGACCACTTTATAAGGACTATCTGTAATCCTCAAGTTCTCTATTGAGAAAGGCTCTATACCATTGAGCACATTACCTACAGAATTAGCTTCTTGACTCAAAGCGATAAAGTTGTTATCCTTATTCCTGTCCATCAGATTCACAAAATCCTTTCCTGATGCAGTATAGAACTTAGACTCTGGTATGGCATCATCCTCGTATCGCTGCCACAAATTGTAGATAGATTCAGTTACGTACCTACGCACATTCTTACCTCCAGAAGTTCCTCTGTAGTACTCATCTGTGTAAGTATCCATTTCTTCTCCACCGATTCCTAAGAAGCCTTTGCCCTTCAATCCATCTGTGCCTTCTCCTGGATTTACTGGGAATCTATCTAATGAGTTTGAGAGACCATAACTAACATAGCTATGTACGACTAGAAAGCAATCTCCAGAATAAGCCCAAACTGTAGGAATACCTGCTATCGGGTGTATGACCCCAGTGCGTACAAGTTCCTGATTACTAAAGCCCAGGTACATGTTCTTTTTTATGGATAGGTAATCAACGTTATAGGACTGCTCAAACTCTGGAAATTCTGGGTCACCAGTATCTCTGGCTCTCACAATCCTGCTTTTCTTATCAGTCAGAAATCCTCCTAGAAGATATGTACCTCCAAACCCATCTTCTGACTTTATGTTTTTGATGTCTCCTTTACTTGCGTTATTTGCTAAGTATCCAGATTCCTTGATTCCCTTCATTCCATACGTAGCATTCAGTCTCTTACCTTTTAACAGATAATCAACCTCCATGTTAGTCTCATCTACCTCATCTCTGATTAAAGATTTCAGCCCTAACTCGACTTGCAGTTTAAAGTTCACCACTTGTAGTGATGGGATAATTGCAGGCTTGTTATACATTAGGTCTGGATGATGTGTCTTAAATATAGAGTTACTCGAAGGTATGGATAAGGTTCTAGTAATATTTGCCTCACTTCTACTGCCGTCAGAATCTGCTACATTAGAATGCCAGTTACCACCAGTAAAATAATAGTCTTTACCTGTTCTTGAGGACATAGCAGCATTGAGTACTAAACCTCCACTTATAACCGTTGAGTTACTAAAGCTACGTTTTGCATAAAAGATTTCGTAGCCTATTATCTTATCCTGCATCTCTACAGGTATAATCACATTCTCTGGTTTGATACCCAAAGCGTCTAGCCCAGTTACACCATAGCCAGGTTCTTTACTATAGAATAATGTAGCCACCTGTTGTAGTGTTGGTAGTTTGTGGTGACGCACAGGGACACCTCTCAAATCTAGACCTTCACTATCAAAGCTATCAGTAGACGGATATGTCTCATCGGCATTTACCCATACACCTGTATAACCAGATTTTGTGGCTGTGTCTATACCAATCATGCCCAGGGTATTAGTCTGGAATTTCTTAGCTTCCACCCCTTGACCTAAAGCAGTTAAGTCTGCCTCCAGATGCTCAGGTAAAGGTTCTGGACCAGGTATATGAAACGCATCACTCATTTGACCATTTTTATAGTAGTAAACTACATACGGGTCAATGACTTCTCCATGTTTAAAGGTTCGAATCTTACCTGACTTAATATCCTCGTTTGCCTCTAAATCATCTATGTAAGTAGACTGCCACTTTATCTTTATCAGGTTGGCATACTTCTGCATATCTACAGGAGCAGCTTCTTTTATATCAGCGAGCCACAAAACATCTTGAAGCTGTGTTACTGTGTTAGCATTCTGATAAAAAGCGGCAGGTATCAATACCTCCTCAAGAGTTATATCTTCCCCCTCATTACCACTATAAAATACTTCTACTGTATCTCCAGTAGGTACTTTATCTAGTTCTACGGCTGTAGTGATTCCCTTAATTTTCTTGATTATAGCTACCTGTAGGAAATCATAGTCAGTGTCTACATTGCTCAGGGATACCTTGATACTTTTCCCCGAACTGAATCCAGGAATACTGCCGAAGTTCTTGCTTGTAGCAAATATTGGGTATGATGCTGTCACATACCTAGTTTCTGTACCATCTGCATTTAGATACTTCACTGCTGCATAGTAAGCACCAAGTAGTACATTACCACCATCAAAAGTGTCTAGCTTGATTTCTGGTATCCCAAACTCAGGAAACAAGAGGTACTCTCTTAAAGAATCTGGAAGCTTTGCAGTATCGAATAGTCGTATAGGATTCAGCCCATCTAGTAATACTATCTCTATATGGTTGAGATAGTTTCTCCGAGATTCTCCTTCTACTGGATGGCTGCGTTTGTACCCTAACTTGTATCCCAAATCCTTATCATCTAAAATAGGTATGTATGTATCTGTAGTCTGGTTATAGAAACCTATGGCTGAATACACGTCATTACTCGATACAATTATAGGATGTTCATCTGTCTTTATTACCCCTATTACTGTATAAGGGATAGCGACAGGGCTTAAACGAAATCCTAACTCATTCTGTAAAGCCTGCTTATTACCAGTAAGTATCCCATTCTTTGCAAACGGATAATTACCTTCTGGCATCTCTAATATTTTGTGGTCTCTATTTAAACCTTGAGTTGGCTTCATACTATTAGATATTAAATGAAGTGTTTATGTTTGCACCAAACGAGTCCCAAGCATACAAGTTTGGGATAAGTCCTGTAGTCATTTCCATAGTTCTCTGAGCCTCATCTACAGACGGATAACTAATCTGGTTCATTGCTCTTACTGAATAAGTACGCCAACGATCCTCACAATCTCCATATTTGAAGACCTTATCCTCATAGCCTGCTCCTATCATCATCATACGCACATACCAGTAAATTGCAGTCTTGTAATCTTCATTATCTGGTATCATTGGAAACCCTTCCAAGTCCTTAGGCAAAGCCCAAAAATACAATAGCACTTCTCCATCCTCTATGGATGTTTCTATCTTATTGTAGTTGAGTCTGTAGTAATGCTGATTATCGTATGGCAATGAATTAAATTTGTCTATCGTCGATGTGAAGTAAGAGTTCTCTTGTACCGTGTTTATCTCTGAATCAGTTTTTGGGGTAACATTAGACTGGAACAAATTATCTACATTATCATCAATACGCATACCACCAATAGGGCCCGAAATATCAGATACCTTTAACCGTCTACCTTTATATACTAGTCCTCCAAAAGTCTCAGCTATACATGGCATAGTTGCTCTATGAAAAGTTACTTTCAGGCTTTCTGTTCTGAGTTCCATAGTGTAATGAGTATTCATCTTCATTACAGCTTCACCTACCCACATGGGCAAACTTGAATAGTACTCAAAATCTATTTTTCTGATATTGTTGACTATCCTAGCTATTACTGGCTTACAAGTAGTCCATTTGAATTGTCCCATTACGTTCTTAGAAATAGTAAGTATTTGAATTTTAATCCTTTATCTTCGCAATTCTCTTTACTGAAATATAGCTTAAACCCATAACAAGGCTTAAACTCATAAACACTTTTGTTCTTCATAGTACCTGTTTTATGCCAGGCTATTCTACAATAGTAGTCATCAGTATAGTAAATCTTAGTCTCTTTATCTTCTGGATGCTCTCTCCTATAAAGCATGGTAGCAATAATATTTATAGAAGGTTTTGAGAAATCTCGCTCTATTGTCCTGGCTCTGAGATACCCCAAATCTGTACCAAGGTCATACGTCTCTCCCCTAGTAAGCTCTATACATGCTTTCTTATTCACCCTCTCAATAATATTCCTGAATAGTGCATAGCTCATATATACCTCGCCACGTTGATTCATTATAAATACTATACCCTTCTTACGTACAAACTTATCGCTCTTAGTATAGAATCCAGGGTTTTTAGCTAACACCTTCTGGGTGTAGTATCTATACATATCATGCAAAGTATATGTTTTGCTATCCGACATTTTCTATCTCTGGAGTTTGTGGAGGAATAATAGTTTTAAGCTCTGTAGCCAAAATAGCCTGTATGATTCTCTGCTCAATATCACCAGAAATAGGATATGGAGCATTATCATCTACACAGGTAGGACTGCCACAATCTACACAACACGCATTGTATGCCTCTATACTTTCTGGGATTAATGCTACACTTATACCAGGTAACAACAGTGTCCCAAAAATATAGATGTAACCATTAATCAGCGTCCCACGAAGCTGCTTACTATTAAACTCAGAGTGAATCATAGCTGCTACTTCATACGGCTCTTGTATAGGTATAGTGCTTATTCTATCCAACTTACCAACAAAGTCATACATTTTACTGTTTGCTCTTATAGGTTTGGGAATTTTGCATTTAGTCCTTAACACTTCATGGTCAGGAAAGCCAGCAAAATCTGACAGGTTCACTACTTCTACTGGCATTTCTATCCATTGCATGAAGAATTTTCTATCATCAGGCCTAGAATTTAAACTGTCTACAAGCAGTCTAGTTCGCCAATAATTAATCATTACCTTGAGTTCTTCTCTATAAGGTATATCTAATTGCCGACCTGTTCTTTCGGCTAATAGTTCTGAAAGTTCATTTAATGTAGCCATGCTTGGAGTTATATAAAAATAGCACAGACTCTTTTGAATCTGTGCTACTAAGTTAATCAATTTTGTGGAATCCTTATGTAGTTGCAGTGAAACCAAATGCTTTTGATACTGCTACATCTGGAGTAGTACCTGACGATGGAATATACAACTGTAAAGTCCAAAGATTCTTATTCGATTTCAATGGAGTCGGAGAAGATTGCTCACGATAGAATGATAGTTGGTACAGGTTGTAACTCTGCCCAGATACCACAAACTTATTTGGTGAGCCGAAGTCATCTGGACTGAAACCGTTATCTGGGTACTGAGTAGTAACACCTTCATAGATTAATCCTTCTACCTCAATTTCAGCAACTCTATCACTGTAACCAGAACCTTCTACATACGCTACTGTGCTTTCTGCGACTGTAGCAAACGTAGAACCTAGTACAGAAGTCTTGAACATTGACTGAAAATACATAGCTGTAATCGTAATTACACCTGCCGCAGAAGTCGCAGTTACAAACGCATCTCCTTGGTCATTCGGAATACCTGTTGAGTTAATCGACGCAGTTAAAGCTGTAGCAATTGTAGTTGGAGTATCTCCTGCTTTAATTGTATAGTCGTATTGCTTTGTCGGCCAGGGCATCGAACCAGGAGTAATTTCTATCACACGTACAGAAATGGAATCTCCAATCTTAAATGCTGTACCAATAACACCAGCAATAGTTACAGTACTCACCTGTTTTACTGGTGCTGTGTAACCGATAAACTTAACATTCTTTTTATAGAAGTCAAATGGTAAGCTAAGTTTCGTATCACCGTTTCTTTTTTGGGCAATATAGATTCTAGTGCCGTCGACAATAGCAGCATTAGGTCCAATTCTTGCATGAGTGGTAGCATCAAAAATACCAATTTCTCCATCTACTGCTGTGGTTACAAAGGTTTTGTAGTCAGCATCGTCTGTGTAAGCTACACCTTTAGCTACTAGGATTTCACCTTGAAAACCTTTGGTTCGTTTAAAAATACGATTTCTCATTTGTGTCTAAGATTATTTTGAGCGGTAGCCTCATAGGAAGGGTCGCCAATTGTTAATTTGATTTTTTCTACTACGAGACTGCAAATGTCAGGATGTACCGAAACTGGCAAGTCACAATTGTAGCCTAAAGCTAAGTTAACAGTTTGAGGTTTCCTAATGTAACTGAGCCTGATATTATTTACTATGAATAAATCGTCGTAATAAACTTTGAGAGTTTCGTTTTGAAAGCTTACTAAAGTAGATTTGGATGTGCTCTTTAAGAAAGAACTGCCTCTGTATCTGTTGACTAAATTGGATTTTACTAGCCTATTTTCCACAAACAAAGTAGATGCGTATGTCCCTGGGACTTTGATATTCCCATTTGTTACCAATACTGCTGTAGTAGTAAGACCATCAAATGTTAGAGTTATCGGCTGTAAAGACATACTAGCTACAAAGATTAAACTCTCAGGTAAATACAGATTCTTGTATCTCTCCCAATAAACCTCCACATTGCTAAATTCTACAGATTGGTTTATAACTAGATAGTTTCTCAAGCATTCTTGAATAACAAAATTCATATCTTTATCTGGTAAAGATACTGGGAACTTTGCATTGGTAGCTGATGAGCTGTAATTTAGCTGTGCATTCTCATAGAAAGGAGAAGAGGTCTTAGTAGTTTTTGGTACTTTTAGAGAGTACACAAACTCTGGTCTATTTATAGCCGTCGTTGCCACTGTGAAGGTGGCATCACAATTCCGTACAACTCCAGAAGCTCCATCATCTAGTAGATACATGAAGTTCGCTGGCAGTTGTACGAAGCTTGTTTTTTCTGTTGGGTATAAATTAGAAAGATGGACAGGCATTACTTTATCCAAAACAATTAATGAGCTTAGAGATGTTAGGTCTACTCCACTTTGCTGAAAACTCTCCTGCTTTTCATTAGGGTCTATAGTTAGTTTACCATCAATAAACTCCTTTATGGATTTATTAATTAGCCAGTCTATTTCTTCTGGCATAACATCCCTTTTTACATTTGAGGAGATATTCTGCAATAACAGATTTATCTCTATGTGCATCTCTAACGCTGTCATTATTTCTGTGTTTGAATGTTTTTCACGTCTTTAGATTGCTCTTCAATAACTAGGTATGCAGATTTTGTCTGCTTATCCCACTCTTGAAGTAACCCTCTAAAAGCAATCACTTGCTCACTCATTTTTGGGTCACGGATGTACGCAACTGCTTCCGCTGCTGTACTACCAATCACTTCTCCACTAGCACCAACTAGAACTCTAGGGCCTGACATCTTGAAGATTTTGGCATTCACTAAACGTGTAATCAAGTAAACAGCATCAGTGTTTGGACTTTCTGCATGTTTCAAGAATTTCTCAGGCTCAGTTTCTACAATAGTTCTCAACTTAGAGTACTCTTTGCCGATAATTGTGCTTGGAGCAATCTGGAATAAAGTCAAGTATTTCAAGATTTCTGCCATGTTATTCTCAATCTCGAATAATTTCTTGAATGCCTTATCCTTAACTTTAACTGAGCTGTTAACAAGCTTGATGTCTTCCGATGGATCGAAAATGTAATACTCTTTTAACTGGTTGCCAATTGCTTCTTCATAGGTTTTGGCTACGACTTTATGACCAATTACGTGCTTCCACTTAATATAATCAGAGATATTTAGTGGAAGATTATCCTCAGATAGTGGTTTCTTATTATCCCATAATCCGATTTCCAGTGGTGTACCTCCATTCCCAAACTTATCTGATGGATGTACCTTCGTCTGGATAGCATGGAAGAAATGTGCTACTGATTTTCTAAAGTCTCTGTCCGAAGCTTCCATGTTTAGGACAATCGGCATTAAGATATTCTGTTCACTCAAAGTTAAACCTGTTCCTGGTTGAGAGCTATTACCTGCCCAATACGAACCGATAGACCTGTCACCAGTATCAGCGTAAAGTTTCATACCTTCTCCACCAATACTTTCTACAAATGTAGCCTTTCGTCTTAGAAAAACTACCCTTGAATTGCTGTCTTCACTCATAATAATAAGTTGTTGGGATTAAATTTTGTCAAATATATAAAATAAAAACCGAATAAGATTTCTCCTACTCGGTTTTTATGCACTATCAATTTATCCCAACAACTAAAGTCCTGCTGTACATTGAAGGTCAAATGAACGGTTACCTCTCAACATACAGATACCAGCAGTTTTCAATCTAGTGTAAGCTGACTCATCTACGTCTGTAGTAAGTAATCCACTTAACTCTGAATTGAATCCGCCTTTGATTTGTAAAGACTTAGGCATTCCTGCGATACCAGGAATCACACCGTCTAAGAAGCTTCTACCAGTTTGGGCAACGTGCTGAATGTTCGGAGTACCTGAACTATCTGCATCGTCGATGAATACCATACGGTATGATTCTAATGGGAACAATGTTTCTGGGTGCAACTTACCACCTACGGCAACTTTACCCATATCAAAAATCGGGTTGTGTTTTACCTTGATTAAGTATCCATCAATGTGATACATACCTGAGAAGAAACCTCCCAACATCAAGTCACGTCCTGCACCTGTTACGAATTTCTCAGCAACCCCTGTGAAGTCAGTCAAGATTTTAGCTCCTGCTTCTTTCATAGCTCTGTCAAATTCACGCATACCACCTTTACCAGTGAATAGTGTGATTGACATACCATCAGTATCAGATTGCCCAAACAATGCTGAACCAATTTTAGTCGTAAGAATGTCGTAAGTCAGTCTAGTGTAATATCCTTTGTTTTGGATTTGTTCCAAAATTCCAGAACCACGTGGAATAACTTTACCTGTCAACAAATCTTTCAATGGAATATTTCCATCTGCTAATCTGTTGTACTTAGAATACCAATAAAGGTGTTCACATTGGTCAAGCCAGCTCTTCTCGAACTGCCACATGAAGTAGTCCATCCAAACGGATGTTTCTTTTCCACCTGCACCTTTTACAGTAATCTTCATCACCTTGTTAGCAGCATTACCTGCCCAAGACATACCATGACGTAATACTGTCATTTGGTTTTTGAAAGCACCTGGCATTACCATGTTACTCTCAGTAGTACGTGATTGAGATTCTGCGTTTGCAGTATGTAACTCGATCCATTTTGTACCAGCTTGAAGTTCTGTAAGAGGGCAGAAGTCTGTAGCTAATGCAGGGTCAAGTTGACAAGTATATTTGTACAAGTTCCCTTCTAACTCTGGGTCTTTTAAAATATACGCCTGAATACCACCTTCTGACTGAATGATGTAATGGCGTTTCAACCAGTTATCATTGAAGTACAGATAAAATTCACCGTGCCCAATTCCAGGCTTATCACCTGCTGAATACGTAGTGTTAGCCAAAATAGATACTTTAGTATCACGTCCCATAACAGGATAAGTAAACTGAATATCTTGTAGCTCGATTGCACTCTTACCCATACCTTTAGAATAACCGATAGCCCCTAGTGTCATAGTGCTAATTGGATAATTTTTGGTATGGTCACCCATAATATAGGTCAGTTTCTTCGTCAATTGGTCTGGTGCACCTTGACGTTGATGATAAAAGTTCTGTTCGTCTAGCATAGACTTAGAATCAAAAATCATCTCTTGGACCTGGTATTTTAATGCGGCCATGTTAAAATTTGTTTAAGTTAAAAATTAATCTGCATCTACTCCTCCTAGAGTATCGGAGTTATCTTTTGCTTTTGATGGTGACGTTTTCGGTACAGTATTCTTTGGTAAGGTTCGTTTTAGCCTTAACACATTTTGTGTCTTAGCTTCTACTGCAACCAAATCCTTCAAATTACCTTTCTTAAATCCGAAAAACTCTTTCTCAAAAAGCTCTTGTATATTATCATTGGTAACTTTTACAACATACACAAAATCATTACCTGAAATCTGTATGTTCTTTTTGAACTCGTTAGCGAATGCTGCTTGGTCGGAAGCAGGGATAGTAAGCTTGCCTATTTTTCCCTCTTTAACCACGTTGTCAACATATTTCGACATATCCAAGATAGCCTCTTTCTGTTTAGCTATAGCTTTAGCAGTCTCTGCTTCAATTTCTTGGAAGTACTTGTCGTTAGCAGCTTTTTTAGATTTTAGAGCCTCTTTAGCTAATTCCTCCAACTCATCATCTTCTTTAGCAGCCTTAATAATTAATGCTGCATGTTTGTCAGAAGTGCCTTTAGCTTTTAAGTCCTCCAAAACCATAGTCTCCTGAATCTGCTGAGAAGCACTGATTTCCTCTTCTGTAGGTAAGATGTCTACACGTTTACCTGAACCAAAGAACTCTTCTCTGCTACCTCCTGCTTGAGTGTGTAAGAAGTATGCGTATGAATCTGGATACTTAGCTTTCAAGGTTGCCTCAAACTGAATTACAGCATTAGCCTCTACTGCTGCGTCTCTGAGTACGATACCTTCTGGAGACATTGGGTCTACATCCCCATATTCTACATCAAGCTCATCCCCTCTTAGAGCAGCTACCTCTGCAAAGAACTTTTCTGCATCTTCATCCTCTACAGGTACGTCTCCTTCTGTGGCATCCTTATCTGCATCATCTGTTGTCTCCTCTTCCTCCTTATCCTTATCAGCCCCGTCTTTCGGTTTCTCATTTTTTGGGGCTTCTGGGGTAGGGGGCTTAGGCTTATCAGTGTCAGGGTCATCTAAGGAATCTCCAGCATTTACATCTTCTATGCTCGCTAACGGCTTTTCGTTAGTTATGTCCGCTGCTACTTCATCGTCGTCTTCTATGTCCTGCAATGAAAGACCAAATCCTGATTGGTCTGCGTCTAAACTTCTGAATAATCTGAATAATCTGTTCATGGTTGTTGTTGGGTCAAAAGTACTGTTTTGTAAGTTGTTGTTAAAATGCTTCTAATGATTTACACTATAGTGTTTTTGTCGTTATTTCTTCTTCTTTTTTGTGGCAGCCGCTCTATTTGCCTGAGTCTTCTTTATCTGAATCTGCTTCTCTGCAATGTTTGCTTTTAGTTGGTGGTCTTTTTCAGCCATTTTCTTTTTATGAGCATCCATGTCAAAGGCACGTTTCTCTTTAGCTTTTTGGGCTTCAATCTTAGCATCAGTCTCTCTGTTCTTACGGTCATTATCTAACTGTATCTTCTCAGACTCTGCTGCATATTTCATCATTGCTTCTGTACCGTTAGTCTGCCCATTATCAGTGGTAGCCTCGCTAGTTGCACCTTCTAAAGCCATATTGATATTACCTTGAATAAGAAGTAAATCCTCCTTACGGTTATACTCTTCGTGCATTTTGTCAATGTCAAGTAATGTGTTAAGTTCAGCAAATCCCTGAGCCAACTCTAATTTGTTTACTTCTGCTTCCTGCTCACTTTCAGCCATAGCTGCTTCCATTTTCTGCTGTCTTTCCTCTACATTAAGCATCAACTCTTTCAGTTTAGCAATGTTTGTGGCAGTTTCAATTTCAATGATAGTGGATGGAGTAGCCCCATTTTGTGCAAACGCCTGGCTGTATTCCTTAATCTTCTTGAGTGCCAGGTTCTCAGTAGTACTGTCTGTCAACATAATACCCATCTGAGCATAGCAATATTCTTCTGGATTTATACTGAGTATTTCTGTTCTACCCTCACTGCCAACATAGGCTGTACGCTTACCATTTATATTTGCAATTTGGGAACAGTCCAGGAGAGCAGCCAAATCTGTTTTCACAAGTTGGTCAAACTCACTGAAAATCATATCTGTGATAATGCTCGATTGGAAAGTAGCCACTTGTATCCCTGTAGCTGAATCCTGCCCAGTAGTCTGCCCCTTAACTTGCTTAGTTATACCCAGTTGTTCATCATACTGACGCTTACAGAAATCCATAATTTCCATAAGACTGTTAATATGCTCAAACAATGATAAGTCTAATTCCTGGTATTGATTAAAACTTTTATCAACTCCTTCCTGGCTTCTGTCTACTAGTAACCATCCTTGTGCTTCTGCTAAATGGAAGAATCTTTCCTCAGTCCAGTCTTTACCTTTTGGGATAGCATTCTTATCCATTATCACTACTTTACCACGAGACTTAGCCATTGTTCTTTCCAATGACCAGGCTGCAACGGTGTACAAAGATTGGAAATTTAATCCAAGTTTCAGCACTGAAATGTTATCTGCATGTTTATCTGAGAACTTTCTGCCGTTGTAAGGGCCTATAGTTTTTCCCAAATCATTCATAAGTGATGGAGCAAATCTCACAGGTCCAGATTCTACATAGATGTCATCGCTTATTCTATACGTCTCCATCCATCTACTTCTCCAATGCCACTCTACAGATTCTCCGAGTTCTGGATTAGGTGTATAATCTTCATTGACAATATCCTCTTCAAGATTACCTGTCAACGGATTCCAATATGTCAAGAACCCAAACTTCTCATAACTTCTCCAACACGTATGATATACAGGAACTTTTCCATATTCGTCAGCCCTACCAACTAATGTGTTCTGGAAATATGCGGGAGATGATTTACCATTCTCGTTTTCTAGATTGTCAATATCTCTGGAGTTCAGCGTATCATAGAATCTGTCTACGCAGTCTGGAACAGCCATCATGATTCTTCTAACTGTCCATGAAGCGTCTTGTACATACTTCACATCAGGAGAATAATCCCAATCGAACTCCATCGGGTCAACTGCTTCATATATTACCTGGTCTCTCAAAACATTACGATATGAGTATGCTTCCCCCGCAATCAACCAGTGCAACATATTATCATTGATTTTCTCCTTTATCTTCTGGTCTTCCATAGTAAGATTCAAATCAGTTTGGGCTTGCACCGCTAATATGTTCTTATATGTACCTTTGAATTTCTGAGAAACTTCCTCTGGCAATTCCGCCTCCTTACTCTCTACACCAGTATCCAGTGTAGGTTCTTTCTTGGCATTTTCATTTACGGTATTAATGAAAATTTGTCCCAAACTCTTATAAATAGACTGCTTCTGTGCCTCTAGATACGCATTATATCCGTCCTCCCCTTGCACTGTGACCTGGTAATTGAATGGGCGTTTTGGGTATTCTCCCCTCAGGTATTCTATATTAGGTCTGAGGATATTCATAGCCCTAATCTTAGCAGGCCAACTCTTTGAACCAGAATTAAATGGGTCTGTAATGTGCTTGAACCATTCTACAGGATATTCAGAGTTGTATGCTTTGTATAGAGCAGATAGTATTTTCTTCTTGTTGTTTGTGTTACCGTCGCTCCCAAAACAAGAATTACTTATTCTATAGTCTGCATTATCCTTAAACCATTGGTAATCATTCTTGACCTTTTCAGCCCAAGATATTTTCTGTAATGGCACACCGCCTATACCTGATTTTGTCTCCATCGTATTAGTTTTTAGCAAATATACTTTAACCCATTAATAATTGATCCAAAGTTACATAAGTATTATTATCCTCATTACCTCTATGGTATTCCTCCGAATATAACGCTTGAAGTATAGACGGTGACATAGGCTCTTCTTTCTTAGGAGTAAACGCTTCCTGTTCCTGTAACATGTACATACCTACACATAATGCAGAGAGTCGGTCGAAGTTTTTCTTCGGGTCTGGATTGTACTTGATAATCTCCCTCAGTAATCCTACATCGTAAATCATGTGGATGTTCAATACAGGCTCACCATGCTCATTCAGACCTCTGACTTTACATAACCAGTTGGCTATATAACTGAAACCATTCTTCTTCTCACCAGTAGAGATGTTCATGAAGATGGTTCTGTTTTTCTGTACTACCTCATCCTCTTTGTTTGTGAGGATTCTAGGAGCAGAGCAAGCCATACTCAGTAATTTCTCTTGTTTGAGGTACGAGAAGAGACCTTGACCACCACCTGCAATCTCTGATTGTATCTTAGAGTTGTACATCTTAGCCAAGAGTACAGTATTCCTGTAGCAGATGTGCAAGTCCTCAGGTCTACCAATGTAGTTAGCTACTATGGTGTCGCCATAAGCATCCCCAAAACTTTTCTGCTTGATTACATAGGCTGCCCATAACGATGTCTTATCCTCAGCTTGGTCTTTATAGTAAGGATCGACTACAGTTATATACCTATTTTCTTGAATCACTCCATACCTATCCTTATCTGGAGGAAAGAATATAGAGACTCCTCCCTCTAACTTATCATCGTTCTTATGAGGATACTTGAGGATAGGGAATATCTGATTTGACGGTCTAAACTCGACTTTTCTAGGACCTTGGAACAGTACCCCATGAAGAATAGCAGACTGAATCTCTATGTTTTTCTCTACTTTTCTCAATTGTGCCTGAGCTTCTGCCACTGGCATGATAGTAGATGACAAACGGTTGAGTGCTTCCGAAGGATTTCTTGGAAATTCTGCTATAACTCTGTCTAATTGTTTTGGGTCACGTAATTTCTTCTTCTTAGCTCTTCTTGCATCATCGAAAGCGGTAACAGCAGGCATGTCTATGTTACCATCTGCATCCATAAAGCTCTCATTTGCTTTGGTACATGGCACAAAGTAACCGCATACTGTATCTTCCATCCCAGATTCCCAGATATTGTTGAACTCCAACATATCATAAGCCTCTGGTTCTGAGAAGATTTCCTCTAATCCTTCAATATCTGGACCTTCTTCCCCGCCAGTCCCAAACACAGAGATTTGACCTGTCATTGTAGCACCGTCTCTGGTAGAAGGTACTGAGATTTCTAAGGCTGCTTTGAGGTTTTTGAATGACCCTGCCTCTTCATACGTAATCTTGATACCATCTTTACCACGAACCTTGTCTGGATCGTCGATGATTACTCCAATAATTTCAGACTTATAACCACGTGGGTCTTTGTTCTTATCGTAGTAAGAAGCTTTCCGATGCAACATAGTGTTATGTTCCATGCGGTTCTTTCTCCAATAGTTTTGGGTATTGGTATCTAAGTGTGATAGATAATCAGTCACCTTATTCAAGATACCATCGACTGTAAGATACTCACGTTTTGAGGCAAAGTAGTAGCTCTTACTATTTGCAATGAAGTTATAGTTGTAGACACCATCAGCAGCTTCCTTGTATGAGAATCCTGCTCTACGTGCTTTTAAGCAACATAAGTTTTTTCCTTCTGTGTAATCTTTAATAGGTAATCCTTCAATCTGTAATTTTGCTACTTCCTCCTTACTCATGCCCTTCATGGCAATCTCCTTAGCCCACCACCAGTCATAGTCAATAGCCCAAAAAGAAGGAAAGAGGAGTTCCTTAGGACGCATAACATTCCAAGTACCCTCCTCTTTTTTAGCGGTTTTCTTAATAGGACAAAAGTTCAAATAGAAGTAGTGTCTGCCTGTTATCCTAGTATCTCCTACTGAATAACCCTCCAAACATCTACGTTTATGTTCTGCCCAGTATTCTTTATAATCCAGAGTTCCTTTCGGTGCTTTGGTATATACACCACCATTTCTTTTGAAGTCATTAGCGGCTTCTGAGAAATAAGATGTATTTGCGAAGGTCTTTAAACTCATAGCTTTGTCGGGAAAATCCAAAGCTACTAAAGATTACTCAGGATTCAAAGAGTGCAAGTCTACTGTAAATCTTTCTGGCTCACTCTCTACCCATCCCTCTTTAGAGTTTAAAGGTGTTATATGTGCACCTAAACCTACATCTTTTAATTCTATTGTCAATGTACCACCAGATAAACCATATTTAGGGTTATACCTATTAGACCTAAGTGCTTTATCTATTATAACAGCAGTAGCAGACATTAGATTTTCTAGTATAAGTTCAGTATCACCTACTGTTATACCCTTAGCTAAAGAGCTTAGTTTAATTTTCTTTACCTTACTCTTTTTCTCTAAGTCCTTTAAATACTCATACTCCCTCAGGCTGATTAGCACTTCTGGTTCTTTAAATCTATCCATATCAATCTGGGTCCTCCTCTTCCCCCTTAACGGCATCTCCCCTCAATCCAGAGTCTCCGCTAAGTTCTTGTTTAACTAGTGCCTCAAGCTCCTTCATCGCTTTTAATGTTTTGGGCATGTCCTGAATAACTACTTGAATATCTTTAGGGCTATGTACTTTGGCCCCAGAATCAGTTCGGTCTGTCAGGTCTATTCTTTCTACGTAATCTACAGTGCTATCAATACTCGCTTTGAAGCTTCTAAGTGTACGTAATGATACTGACCGTTTATCTTGCCATTCCGTAAACGCTTCAATAGCTGACCACAAACCTTTATCAGATGCAACCTGACCTGGTGTAAGTCCTGACATGCTTAATGCTGCATCATCTTTCTCAAGTTTACTGTAGTTTTCTATGGGGCTATCGTAAGCATACCGAAGATAGATATAGGTAAAATCTTGAAATGCTTTCTTTTTGTACTGGTCTTTATCTCTAGTAATCAAAAAGTTGAGAGCAGGGATTACTTTAACCCATACTTTATTAATTTCTACTCTTCCATCCTTATCCAATGCGAAAAGTCTACCATCAATTTCACTCTGTTCCATGTGTCTTAGTATGTTTTTTAATTTGCTTCTTTCCTATCCGATTCTTCAAGTCATAAACACTCTCTGGCTTTACTTGAATCTTACCGAATACAGGCCACATCACTGATTCATAAGCACCTTGTCTAATTATCTTGGATGTGAAATTAGACTGTACCATCGCTACTTCCTCCACCAACTTCTTGGTTATCCCCAGCTCCAGTGATACCTCCTCCCATATCAATTTGTTCATCGGGGCTTTGTACGGTGTTTTCCTCTTCGCCATTTTCCTTGCTCTTTAAATAGTTTTCGTAGTTTAAGTTAAGTATAAAGAAGAATGCACCATCAAGTAAGAACGATAGTAGCTTAGTGTAAATCTCTGGTATATAGTTGTTTATGTCTTCATAATCCCTTTTACTCTTGAACAATAGTGTATGAGTGAAAACTTCTGAATCTACCCCAAACTGATTTAATACTACTGTCAGTGTGTAAAAGCCATAGTTTCTCGTCTCTTTTTTAATTGCTGCATCTAATTCCATGCGGCTAGTTACTATTGAGAATTGTGGTATATGCTCTGGTGCAACTCCCTCTGCCACTTGGCTTTTAGCATTAAAGTCCCTAAAGCATTTAGAGACTATGTTTGAGATTTTGTTGTCTAGTTGTTTGGTAGTTGCCATTAGTATGTTATTTGAGTTAATAATTTATTCTTGTTAAGGTATTGATACAGCTCTCCAAAACCAGTACAGACATGATTCAGTGGTATAATCTTTATGTAATGTCTGAACTCATCGTGATCCTGGCTGTATAGTATGGATGCAAACCTGCCACCAGGTAGCCATATCCAGCCGTGGCAGTATAGCAACTCAGGTCTTTCTTTTTCCATCAGAGCTATGAAATCTTCTTTAGTTCTGGGCACAATTAGTACACTGGTTACAGTTTCTTCTTTACCTATGGTTCTGTACATTTTTATCTCGTTTACTTACAAAGTCCTGAATCATTCTTTCGACTGCTATCTTTTCATACTTCAAAGGGTACACAGTCATTGGTGGTACTGTAGATAGCTCTATACCCTGTAACAATAATGCTTCATCCTCTGGACTAATCATGTAGTGTAAGGCTCTTAGGTTTCTGCACTTTAGCCCAAACTGTTCAAGCATCCAAGCATACAAGGAAAGCTGCAATGTATAGATTTTGTGATGACAATCTTCGAATGCTGTGAGCGGAGGCAATAGAGTTTTGTATGTACGTTTGCCTTTATAGAATTTACTGAAACCACGTATGGTGAAATCTCCATTTGTTTTGTGGTCATCTATGTCGAAGGTTTTGTCACCGTAAATAATTACCTCATCAGCCTGTCCTGCAATTTTGTATTGACGATTGAATATAGTAAGCTCTGAATATACCCCTGGTTTTAATTGACTGTAATCCATGCCAGGATTATTAGCTACTTGTGAAGCTACATCACAGATATTATGTAGAGTCATATTTCTAGGCTTCACCGTTAATCTGTGGTTACTATCTTCTCTTTGTTTGTGGAACTCTGTACCTCTGTTAGCTTTAGTGTCCCTATTTTTCTCCCATTTGTTTAACCAATATTCCTCAGTGTGTCCATGTTCCAAAACGTAGTTAGCTATAAGTGTTCTGCCTTCTCTGGTGATTTTGTATGGGTCAAACTCTTCTTTATAGTTTTTGATGATAGTAGTGACGCTATCATACTTTATGTTTTGGGAATCAGTGTAGATATGGCTAACTGGTTCTAAGGTTACATCTAATGCTCTCTGTATCATAATCCGAATCTGTCTTTATTTATTCCTAGTCTTGGTTTTGAAAATATCTGTAGGGCTTTTATCAGTCTTTTATTACCCTCGATTTTTAATAAGTGCTCTATGTAATCAGCCTTGTCTGCCCACTCCATATAAGCATCTCTATGTCGAATTTGGTATTTTCTTTCCTGCACAGACTCTTTCAGCTCTGCTCTCCTCTTCCTTCTCCATGCAGCCTCCGACTCATTGGCAGCCTTTACGATTTCGTCTCTGCTGAAACTAAAGACGATTGGAAGTCTTGGGATAATCGTGTGTTTACCTAATCTTATTTTGGGTCTTATTTGCATTTCTTTTTCTCGTTTTGGATTTATTGAGGGTTCTTTCCAGGTTCTTGCCAATGCGTGCATAGCTACTTCAAACTCAATGCGTCCGCCTTTACCTGTGTACATCCTTGCTCCGTTTCCTCCAGTTATGTCATAAGTCCCATCGGGTATTTCTCTATTCAGTCTTTCCCTAAGGTCTATTTCCCACTGTTCCATTACTTTATTGATTTTAAAAATGTGGTTAATGGGCTCTCTGTTTTATCCATTGATTTCACTTTTTGATTTCTCCCTTCTTCTGGTAGAGGGGGAACGAATATACCAATACCACTTTCTTTTGTTGGAGGCGGAGCAGGTTCTTCATATACCTCATCTAAGTCTGGAAGGAATGGTATGGTTATAACTTCCTCTATAATCTCCTTACTCAAATGCTCTTTACCATAATCCTCAGTGACCTCAGTGATATTTCCAATACCTGGTATCCTGTTAGGACTTGCCATGCGTTTATTAAGCGTTCCACACTCTACACACTCATAAGCAAAGTCTTCTACTATTTTGTGGTCTGTCAGTTTCCTGCACTTTATACACATGTGGTCAAAACTCATTTCGGTATGATTATAAATTTTATAACTGCTATTTCTCCTTTCCCAATTTCTGGACTGAGCCCCAAATGCTTAGTAAGCTTATACTCGCTTTTCTTTATTCTGCGGAGGTCACCAGTCTTTTTATTGAGTATGACGATAGAGTTTTGAATAGTCTTGAGTGATAGATTTAATCTATTAGCCAATTGGTTCTTATAGACTGTATCTATAACTATGGTTCTATAAAGTGCTCCTTCTGGTTTACTGGAATCTCTCCAAATACAGGCTAAAATGCTAATCAGGCTGTCACTGTAGTTCTTATCTCTGCCTATCAAGTGCTCTAACATCTCCTCATGTATGTCCTCTTGCTGTATGTATCTACTGATATTCTTTTCCATATTAATTTATCCCAAACTTACGGGATTTATTTATTGATTCCTAGAGTTTACACCGAATATTTTTGAACGGTTAGAACCCTCGCACGTGTGAGGTATCGACAATATCTATAACGTACCCCAAACTATAGAGAAATAATATGGGAGGTATGTATAGGATATGCGGATTCCTCGTGTATATTTCTAAATTAGACGGAGTCTCCACCCGTACCTCTTATATACATATACACGTATCTAAACGTAGCATCTGTATAACGGGTATCTATACGCACGTGCGAGGGTCTGATTTTCAGGTTGTTACGAGGGCTAACGTATAGTCACAGTTTGGGCTACCCATATACGTTACTTATGTGCTTCTGCCTTACCTTCCACATTCTGAGCTGTTCTTTTTCTAGTACGCTCTAGCAACCAGAACAGTGCCTCTTGTAGATGCGTGATTGCACAGGCATTCTCTTTACATGGGAATTTGTCTTGTAGATAGCTGAGTCGATTGATAAGTACATCAAGTACTTCCTCATTTGTAGTACCGTCATTTACTGTGACTAGCCCTGTACCTAAAGCCAGTACTATTCCTCCAGGAGTGATTGGTTGTGGCTGCTGTACTTTCTCAATGAACTGGATCGTTTGTCCTGGCTTATCTTTAGCCTCAAAATTCTCTAATTCGTACTTGTGACCTAGTGTTAATACTTTCATGATTATGGTTGTTTAAATTGATTACTTTTTAAGGATGTCTAAAATTGTATTTCTTAGGAAAGGTCTTATCTCTTCTATGTTACCAGTTTCAATGCTATGCACAATTGAATCTAATTCCATAATGTCTTCTTGATTTTTAGGTTCTGTACTATATTCCACAAACCAAAAATCTAAGTGAGTAGGCTCTCTGCCTGCATCTTTTATAGATAGTTCCATTTTAGCTAACATACAGAAAGTATTACCTACCTTTCTGATAATAATAGTATTCTCTTTGTCCTCGATTGTTCTTACATAAGTAAATTTCTTAGTAAACTCTTCTTCAATTATGTTTTTAAAATTAGTTGATACTTGATTAAACTTTTCTAATATTTCCATGATTGTGTTTGTTTATGTTTAATTGATACTTTATCTCTGAGTAATAAGTCTATGGTAAGCATTAGCAGTTGCTTCACAAACTCTTGCCCTATGGTAGATTGCTTTTCTATCTCTACTCTCAACTTATTACCAGTCATCTTACCTGTGAATTGAGATGTGAATACTTCCTCTTCTCCCATCTCTTCTAAGTGTTTGAGGAGCGTTGTGCGTAGTAAAGCATACTCTTTCATGTTTGGGTCTGGTACATATACCTTAACATATTCTATGTTCTCTGGTATCTTTATGTTTCCTTTTGGCATACTACAGATTGTATAGTTTAAGTGCTATGTCTAACAGATTAGATACTTCTTCAAAGGATGTACCTTCTACTCGTTGATAGCCAATTGGTACAAATATATCATCGCATTTATATTTTGGATGTTGTACACCAGAGCTTACACAAACTCTAGGTCTGAGTACACCTACCCAATTATCCTCATATCTCCCAAACAATACAAAGAATTTACCTTTCGCCCTTTCTTCAAGTTTCCTTATTTGTTTTAGATGTGCTTCTGTTGGTTCTGCACTATTGTTCTCTATCTCCATCGTCTTTTAGTTTATAGTTTTCTGGATTATTAAATATGTCTTTTACTCCCTCTATTTCGTCCATGTCTCCACCTGTACCCCAAACTTGTATTGAGCCACCAGGATTCTCTATCTTTGTTTGGGCTGCATACCAAGCTTTGGTATCATCGCTGGCGAGCTCTTCAAAGTCAAGCAATATTAGCCTGTTAGATTCTAATGGCATTCCCTCTCTGTGTGGTTCATCCCACTCCACCTCATACTGCATTTCTATAGTATCTTCTGGATACACATAAATCACATAGTCTCCGCTGACTAGGTCTGGTTTAGCACCTAATACCCATGCACCACTTACTAAGGTTTCCCAAAACTCTATTAATGGTATGCTGTCTAATAACGTGTATCTGAAAGTTCTGCCTGTAGGCTTTGATGGTATGAATAGTTTTGGACCGCCTTCCCATATAGCCATATCCTCTTGAAAGTCCCAATCGTTATCATAGTACTCTCGTAATGGTCTGCCTGGCTTATTCATCTTTTGTTTGTGAGTTTACGCATTAGCCCTTCTATCGCTTCTATTAGTATATCATACCCATCTAGTTGATACCTCATGTATGTATAACCACCTGCATAAAATAGCCCAAAACTTTCTAAAAGCTCTCTTAGTGTTTCAGGTATAGACTCGCCAAAAAGATTATTACGTTCTATACCAAGGCAGAATTTAATAGTGGGTTTGCATAAGTTATATTCTGTAGTCGTGCCTCCTGAGAGAATAAAACCTATACCATCTATTCTAAACTCTTGAGGAAACTTCATACCTAGTCTATCACACATAGCATATATTTCTTTAAGAAACTCTTTCTTCATATTATCCATGTCTAGCTGCTCTGGCCATCCGTCTTTTTCTGTTCGGTCTGCAATCATGCGGAGGATACTGATTTTGAGTGTTTTGTTTTCTTTGATGCTGTGGAATAATTCCCAGGCTTCCGCTTCCGACATCTGGTTTGCTACTAATTTCTCCAATGGGATATTCTCAGGGAATAGACTTGCTTCCTGATGTCCTATGTCTTTTTGATTTGTTTCCATGTTACTTGTATGTTCTTTCATAGCCATTTCGTTTAAGCATCTTGTCTACAGTATTTCTATACTCTGACCATTCATCGTCATTGTCCCCTCCACCTATCATTGCTGATATATCTGTGACTAGGGAAACGATAGCAGTCAACTCTTTCTCAGTCATGTTGAGGGTTATTGTAGTTTTAGGTTTGCGTGCCATATCTGTTGGGTTAATTATCCCGTAAATATAGGACTTTTATTGGGATATTATTCTGAATGACAGAAACTTTTACACAATAGTGTACTGATGAGTATGTCTGTGTCTCCATTGGGTCTCTCTGAGTATAGGAGTCCTAGGGTTATGTCGGATAGCTTGTAGTCTCGTTTGAGTTTGTGCTTGTTGATAGTTCTGAGACTATTGGCTATGAGTGTGAGATGTGGGTTCATGGCTGTGGGTTGGTTGTGGAGGTAAAGGTAATGAGTCCTACTTTCAAAATTTTTTATATGGCTAAAATTTTTGTGTGCGGAAAATTTCTGCGACCACCTCATCCATCAATAGCCCCTTCCGTATTTTGGCAAGCAAGCCCCGTGTCCGATTCTGCCGTTCTCTCCTCGCAAAGTTGCAAGGTACAGAATGCAGTGTCCAAACGTGGCAAGTTGTCAATTGGTTGAGGACTTCCAAAACTGTGATTAGGATGCGACGGGTTGACACACCAACGCACTCTTACAGGTTTGGGAATGCCTCAATCAGTGCTAAACATCCAACATTTTAACAACTTAACAACATGGCTAAACGTAGAAGACTAAGTAAGAACGGCGTAATTTGTGTTTATTCGACGGACGGGAAAAGGGAGGGAGTTGCACCAGAGCATATACCACACAGAGAGGGAATGCCATTAGAATCTAACAGGCTAATATTGCTTGACTTTGAAGAGCTCGCCAGCGATGATACCAAAGCTTGGTATGCAG